CTAGAGCCCCTGCGCCTCGGCCCGGGCGATCGCGATCTGAATGAGGCTGCCCAGCGGGTCGAGGGGATCGATCTGCAGGGCCAGGCCGCTGGCGATCGCGGCCGTCGAGGCCCGCAGCCGCGCGGGCCAGGGCGTGCTGCTATAGGCCTGCCGCAGCCAGGTGCGAATTTCGCAGTAATGCTCGCGGCAGCCGGCAGAGCCCCAGCGGTTCATGCGGGCCATGCGCGACTGGCAGTCGCAGCCAGGCGGCTCGCTGATGCCCAGCGAGCGGAGCAGCAGGGCCAGTTCCTTACCGGGGCCCTCGACCGGCGCGGGTCGCCGGCGGCCCGGATCGGGACGCGAGGCGGCCGGGTGCAGGCGATTGCCGCAACGGCAGACGATCCCTTGCGGCGGAATGTCGGCCGGGTCGAGCTCCCGCAGCCGCATGGAACAATGCGGGCAAACGAGCATCACTTTGCTATTGGTGGGGCCGGTCGCCGTGCTCATACCAGGGCCTTCACGTAGCAAGTCGAGTGATAGAGGTTGTGGGGGATGATGCCACCCACCACCGTATATTTCGCGCTCATTGGGTTCAGCGTGGACGGCGGCGAGCCGGTGGGGACGATGGCCCCCAGGTAATACCAGTCCTCAGCCAGCCAGCCCAGGCAATCGACCACTGCCGCGCTGGCCGTGGTCGGGGGCGCGGCCAGGCAGTCGACATCGAATATAAACTCCGAATCGACGGCCCGGAGTGGCGTGCCGGTGGCGTTGATCAGCGTCCACCGGCCGAAATACTCGTCCCAGTAGCCCGCGGCGTCGCGGTGGCCCTCGCCCGTGGTCATTTCGCCATAGCGGCCGTAAGGCGCCGTGGTGGGACCAGAGCCAAGATCGGGATTGGGCGTGTCTCCCCAGCCCCAGATGGTTACTTTCATCCGCGCGTCGGCATAGGCCGGGCCGCTGGGGTTCTGCACCTTTTGCAGGGTGAAGCGGACCGCGCCCCGGCGATCCACGCCACCGTTGAACGTGTCGGGGCGTCCCCAGCAGAAGCCGGTTTTGCTTTCCCAGATGCACAGATCGGTGAATGTGTTTTCGTCAAGATACGGCAGCGCGAACGTATCGTTGAACTGCCCGGCTTCCCAGCAGGGAACCTGATCGTCGAGGGACCCGCTACCGCCGGACGCGACCGAATCTTGGAGGCCGTCGCTGGGCGTCACTCCCGTGAGTTTCACCAGCATGATCGGGGGCGTGCGATCAAAGCATTCGTCGTCGATCGAGTGAATGCAAAAACTGCAGTTCGGGGCAAACGAACAGGGAATGCAGGTCGAGTTGCCGCCGAAAATGTCGTGGTAAAAGCGGAAGTTGGCGAAGTAAACCTCGCCCGTGGCCGCGCCGGTGCCGAGTCCCGATTTGCCAGGGTTCCAGCCCGTGCCCGCCACGCCGGCCACATAGACCCGCTTGGCATCGAACGACTGGGCCGACCGGTTCAGAAAGCTGGCCTTGAGTTCGTACCCGTCATAACAGACGCGCAACTCGCTGGGGTAGTCCACGAAGCCAGGATCAAACCCCGCCACTTGCGGCTCGGCATCCCCCAGGTCGCTATCGTCGGTCGCGATGATCGTCTCCGCGCCGGCCACCACCTTGCCGATGCTGAGCGTGCCGGCCTCATCTTCCGCGTCGGCCCACTTCCACTCGGCAAACAGGTAGTTTTCGTCATCGAGCACGCCGATCAGGACGCGGGCCGTGTTGCCATAGAAAGTCGTCGACACGTCGACCGCGGCGGCGCTCGTCAGATCGAGGTGGCCCTCGGCTGTCAGCCCGGGGTGGCCCGTTTCGTTGATCAGGATCGCGTCGCTGGTCGACACCACCAGCGGTTCGAGCGTGCCGCAAGCGGAGACAAACACTACGTCGGGGCTGGCTTCAATGTCCCAGTCGCCGGCGACGTTGTTCCACAGGCAGTTGAGCGGGAGTGCCGGCGTCTCGCCGATCATCGACTCGCGGGGATCGCCGCAATAGAGTGTGCAGTTCGCTTGGCCGCAGTCGGGGCATTCAGGATGATCGTCGTCGCGCGTGCGGCGCAGCGCCCAGTTATCGAACGCCACGGCCCCGCTGCTGCCGGCCGACGTCCCCAGGCCCGTGTACGGTTCGGCCGCGGCCTGGGCCTCGCCGTTGACGCTATGGGAGCCTCCGGCATAGTCGCCGCCGGCGGCCACCGTGACGCTCGCGTGAATCAGGTTGCCCAGCCAGCAGACGGTGATCGTGTGTTCGGCCCCGGCCGACATGCCGGCAATCACGCTGTCCGTGCCGAGCATCGCATCCGTGCCGGCCGTGCGCCGCCAGAACGACAGCCGGCCGCAGTCGCCGTGCGAACCTGGTTCAAGCTGCACAAAGAAAAAGTTGTCATCGTCCTCATAATCGAGAATGACGATCGGGATCGCGCCGCTGGCCGCTTCGAACGTGACGACGATTTGCACCTTGGCCGAATCATCGGGGTGGCGCGTGCGGTTGCGAATCACCGCCCCGGCCGAACTGGTGACCAGCCGACCCGTGGCAATGTCGGCGTCTCCCTCGACTTCCTCCCAGCCGCAGCCCAGATCGTCACTGTCGGCCCGTCCAAACCCATCGGAATGGAGCAGGCAATCGTTGCTTGGCTGCTGGCATTCGGGGCAGTTCGTGTTGGTCGCCTCGCCCTTGTGGTGCAAAAACTGAAAGTCGTCGAAATCGATCGTGCCGTCGACCGTGGCGCCGGTGGCCACGCCGGCCCGGTCGCCGGGCGACGAGGGGTTCGACTCGCCACTGGCATAGACCGTGTGGCCGGTGCTGGTTAGCAGGATCGTCCCGAACTGCACGGGGTCAATCATCGATTCCCCCGGCAGAAAGCAGAGGGTGAGCGTGTGCCAGGCGTCCAGTGGCATGTCGACGGCCGGCGTCAGTTCGGCCGTCACGGCGTTGTCGCTGCCTCCCACGCGTTCCCACAGTCGCAGGTGAGGGCAGCCGCCGCTGCTCGTCCAGAGTTCCGCGAACAGGTAGTTGCTCGCGTCGGTGTAGGCCAGCACCACCCGGGCCCGGTCGCTGGCCGCGCTGAACCGGATTTTGACGCGCACGACGTGCGGAGCCCCGGCCCCGTCGGGGTGCACGGCATCGGCCATCAGGGCCGCGGCGGCGTCCTCGATCGACAGCACGCCGGCGGCAATCGACCAATCGCCGGCGATTTCCTCCCAGCTACTCGCCAGCGAGTCGCTGCCAAAGGCGTCGCCATAAATCACGCAAGCGGGGCAGCAGCAGCCCGGCCCCAGGCGGCTCATGGCCATGGTGCTATTCCTCTTCCTCGGCCCCGGTTTCCCACGTCTCAGCCCCGGCGTCGGGCTCGCAGGCGGCGGCCACAATGCCCCAGTGGGAATAGACCTGGAAAAACCGGCCGATGATCAGTTGCGTGTATGCCGGCAGCGGGTCGCTTTTGAGCAGGTGGCGCACGCTCAGGGTCACCACCGGGCTGGTCCGCACAATCTCGCCGCCACCGCTCAGAATGTGCAACTCGGCATCGGCCACGCTGCCCGACGCGAGCTCGGCCGTGAGCTTGGCCGCATAGAACAGGGGCGGATCCATGAACCACCACTGCCCGGCCCCGGCGCCACCCAGGCCCCGCCGCTGAAACACGGGAATCGGCAGCCCCACGGGAATGTATTGGCCGGTTTGCGCGTGGGCAAACGTCACGGCCTCCGCCTGCCGGGGATCGTTCGAAAACGTCTGGTTCCCCTGGGCATTCGTGAAGTGCGCATCGAGAAAGCGAATCGGGAACGTGTTCGCGTCGGCGTCGGGATAGTTGGTTTCCTCGTTTTCGTGGGTCATCGCCCAGCGGACCTGATAATACTTGTCCTGCTGGGCTTCGCGGGCCCGGCGCAGTTGGTCGAGCTCGCGGAACACACGATCGAGCTTTCGCTCCTGATCGATCTGCCACGCGCTCAGCGGTTTGTTGCGGCCGTACTGGCTCATAGCTGCACGGAATCCAGTTCGAGAAACGTCGTTTGCACTTCCATTCGGGGCACGGCGTTCGTCCCGGCCGGGCTGGTGACCGTGAGTTGCGATACCACGCTGCCAATCAGTTGCCGGCTCGTCGGCAGGTCCCCCACCTCGGTCACCAGGTCGCCGCGCCGCACGGCCGTGGTCAGCCGCCCCGTGCTGAATGACAGGCTGCGGCGGGTCCGCCCGAAGTAGGCAAACAGTTGCTGGGCCCGCTCGACCAGCTTGTCGGTGTCGTTCGCAATCCAGCCGCCGCTGCTGCTCCGCACGAGCTGGCCATTCAGCGGGTTCACCCGCAGCACGGTCCCGGGCACAAGCCAGTCCTGCCGGTACTGGTCGCCGGCATAGAGCACCTGACGGCGGATATGGTCGACTTGCCGCAGAAACAGCAGACTATCCGGGGGCCAAACCCCTTCGCAGTGCCGATCGTCCTCAAAACTGACGGTGACGATTGCCTCGCGCCAGTCGAAATCCCCGACCACCTGGTCGACCGGCAGGGCCACGAAATCGGTTTTGGCGATCACGTGCTGCGGCTGGCCGATCACGTGCAGGTACAGCCCATAGGCCTGATTCGGCACGTCGACCCGTAGCGAGAACTGCCGGTTGTCCTTGTCGTCGCGCTCCTCGAGATAGGCGCAGTCGGCCAGCTTGGAGCCCTCGACCCAGTAGCGATCTTCGGACGAGGCCGCGGGGACCTTCAAAAACACGAGCGGGGGCTGGCGGTTGCGGGCGTTTTCGCTTTCGAGCACCGGCGGCGTGGGATCGGTGTAACTCCCCAGGTCCTCGTAGTTCTTACCCTCCTGCAGCATCAGGCAGGGGAGCACGAACAGTTCGCGGGGATTGACGGGATAGACGGCCGTCAGGTCGCCATCGCCGGGAAAAATCGGATACTTGGTCCCCCCCTCGCCATTGCCGGCCCGCTGGTCCCAGGTCAGCCCGTTGTGCACGAACCAGCGATAGACGTCGTGCAGGCGATCGCTGGCCCGCACTTCGCTGTTGAGCCGCTGTTGCTTGTCGGTGTCGAGCCCCGCATAGGAACCTTCCCCGCTGCCGCCCGCGTTGTAATCGGCCTGGTCGGGTTCGGTGGTCGCGACGTTCCAGCCGCGATCCCACGTGCTGTCGGCCTTGGCCAGGCTGCACGTGCTCGTGCGGCGAGCGCCCCGCAACACCAGTTGGTCGATGGCTTCCAGGGTCGACTCTTTCACGCTGCTGCGGACGTCGACGTCCAGATCGTAGTGCAGTTGCACCTGGTTGGGGTTGGCGGGAATTTCCAGGTCGCCGGCCTCAAAGGGCTGCTCGAGCAGCGAATAGGGCTTGATCACGATCCGGTCGAGCGCACCGCCCCCCGGTGACTCGACGTCGACATAGAAATTCAGGAGCCGGCTGCGGGCGATGAAGTGACAGAGGCATTCATAGAGCGACATGCCGGCCGGGTCGAGCACCGGCTTATCTTCCGTGGGGAGCACGAGCGGATCGTCGAGCACGATGGGAATGGCGACGTCCCCCAGCGGATCCTGGGGGGCGAAGTAATCGCACAGGTATTGGCAAGCCTCGCGCGAGCCCCAGTGCTGGGGGGCGGCGCTCCGCGGCTGGTTGTCGAACCCGTACTGCGGATAGTACAGGATCGACATATTGCCGAGCGCCCTCCCCTCGACGTCGGGCGCGTTGAAAACCATCGTGCGCCGCGCCTCGCGCAAGGTCCCGTCGGTGTCGTGCCAGTAGGCTCGATCGATGGGGCAGCGATTGAGCACGTGTTCGAAGCCATAGCAGAGGATGCCTTGCGTGCCCGATTCCCGGTTGCGTGGGTTGCCGCCGGCGTCCAGGTCGCGGCGCACGGCCTGGTTGTCGGTCCCGTCCTGCTCGATCGACCCGTACCAAACCAGCGGATCCTCTTGGGGCACGAAATCGCGGGTGATCGGGTTCACCGTGTCGCGGGTTTCGTACACGATTTTGACCCACCACCGCGATTTGCCGCTGAACCGCTGATACCAGGCAAGCTGGGTTTTGTCGTGCTGCACCCCGTAGCCGAACCGCCAATGGAGCTTGGCCGAACTGATGGCAGGCGCCACCGACCAGGTGGCCTCGTCGCAGTACAGGTACGGCACGAATTCCCAGGCGGCCGACCAGGTCGACCGCAAATAAACCTTGGCCACCGGTTTGACCTGGGTCACCACGGTGGCGGGCGTCGGAGCGGTAGGGAAGCGAACGACGGCGACGGGCATGGGGGGAAGGGGTTAGGGTTGCGGGGCGATGTGCCTGGGAAACGCGGGCCAGGGAAATACGCTTAGGAGTCGCCCCAGACGGCGAGAATTTGCAGTTCGTCGGCGCTCGTGCCGGCGATCGTGAGATAGCGGCGGGTGCTGGCCACCGTGGCGCGGGTCGAGACTTTCGACACCTGGCCGATGGTGATTACTTCGCCCGGTTCCAGGTCGATGCCATCGCCGATGGGGTAGCCGTCGGCGGCGGCCTCTTTGAGCGTGATCGTGCCGGCGTTGTCGGCCGGCGCGAACAGTTGCATGGCAATCAGCCGCTTGCCGGTCAGGTCGACCGTCGCACCGGGCCGGTGAGCCACGGGGGCGGCCGTCAGGTCGAGCTCGTCGTCGGCACTGGCCAGTGTGTGGCTCAGGTCGACGGGCTCCCCTTCCAGCAACGGCGTACCGCTCACGTCGTTCAGCGTGGCCGATTTGTTCAGCCCGTCGATGAGCACGACGCGCTGGGTGGAGTTGACGAAATCGCCGGATCCCTCGGCGAAGATACTGAGCTGGCCTTTGATGGCGGCGCGCATGGTGGTTGGTTCCGTTAGGGGATGAGTTCGTTAATCGGGAGGAATCGCCAGCGGCATTCCAGCGAGCCCTGATAGTTGGTGTTGTCGCCTGGGATCGTGCCCAGAATCTGCGCCTTGCAGTTGACCGGCTGCACGTCGAGCAGCAGATACACGCAGTTCGGCTCCTGATGGTTGCCGTAGACGATCGGCAGGGCCTGCCCCTTGAAAAGGCAATACTGCGCGTAGAGCTCGCAGGCCTGCTGGAACGTGGGGGCAAACGCCAGGCTGGTCAGTTCGAACGGCTCGGCCCAGTGGCCGACGTCCCAGGCCGCCGCGCCGTTGTTGCCGGGGCGATAGTCCACCTCGAGCTGCTGCTGCGGCCGAGTCGGTTTGCCGCTCAGCCGGATCATTTCAAAATCGCCGATGCTGTCTGCCATGGTGGGGCCCGCTCCTTTATTCGCTGTTCAACGGGCGTTTGGCGTCGGCGTTCGCCGCGGCGTGCAGGTTACTTTGCTGCTGCCTTTTCAGGTCGCCGGCCGCGCCCCGGAGTTCGCGGGCGGCTAGGGCCAGGTCCGTGCCGGCGTTCGAAAACGGCCCCAGCATCATCTTGAAGATCGAGGTCTCTGCGCCAGCGCCGGCAGACTGATGAATCATTGGCAGGGCCCAGCCAGGGGCCCCCAGCTTCATCGCCCCTTGCGCGACTTGAAACCCGACCCCCTGACTCAGAATGCCGTCGCCGCGTTGCAACGACTCTTGTTCCGCACGAGACATGCCGGCCGCCTGGTTGGCGCCGAACACGGCGTTTCGGTCCATGTTCGCCGCGTTGGCCTGTTCTTTCGCAATGCGCGAGTCGAGCTCCGCACGGTTTTCGGCGTTCGCCAGGTACTGAGCCCGTTTCGTTTGCGAAATGCCGTTGCCGGCCAGCGCTTTGAGGCGTTCCGCTTCATTGAGCCCCGTGCGCTCGCGGATGAGGGCTTCCCCGCTGATCAGTTTGTTGAAGGCCTCGTTCTTGCTTTGATCTTCTCCCAGCCACTTGTGCAACTCTTCCGGGGTAAACGTGGCCTTCATGTGGAGCGCGCCGCCGAGCAGCCCCTTACCGGCCGTCCGTTCGTCGCGGCCCATCTTGAGGCCCAGTTCGGCCATCAGGTCGCCAGCCCGTGTCGAGTTGCCGCCCATCATGTCGCTGAACACGCTTTGAATGGCCAGACCCTCGGCGGCCGATGAGCCAGCCTCTTTGGCACCGAGCGCGGCTTTCGCCAAGCCTCCCGTCATCTGGGTGACGTTTTCGATAACGTCGCCATCTTTACCAGACGCGGCTTTGACCATCATGCTCAGCGACTCGTCGACCGAGAGGCCGAATAGGGCTTTCATTTTCGTGGCGACAACTCCCGCATCGAGATGGCCCATCACGCCTTGGCTAGCCATGAGGATCTTTTCGTATTGATCCTCGGAACCCGCCGCGATGGCGTCGCTATAAATTTCCGTGCCAGTTGCCTCATCAATGCCCGCGGCTGCGCTGGCTTTGCGGATCCGGCTCATCCTCGCTTCATACTCTTCCGGCGTGGCTGACACCTGGTTGATTGCAATGCGTGGATCGACCAGCTTTGACAAGCCCTCTTTCGCTCTGTTCACAAGTTCCGATTGACGCTCGAACGCCGCATTGATCTTGCTCATTGCCAGCGAGACAGCGCTGGCGGCCGAAGTGGCCATCCCGAACGCGCCGGCAATCTCCATGGCCGTTCCGATGCCTTTGTTCTTGGCCTCTGCCGCCGCCAGATTTGCCTGCTGATAAGCGGCTTTTTCTTTCGCCATGGCCCGGGCGTGATCCTCGGCCGTCAGTTTGCCTCGCGCCCGCAAGTTGTTGAGCTTCGCCACTTCTTGGTTGTAACGCTCGAGTGGCGTCGCATTGACCTGACGAATTGCGTCGGCCATGCGTTCGAGGTTTTCTTCCTCGCGTTCGAGCTCGACTGAGTTCTGCCGCAACTGTTTTTGCCACTCGTTGCGGACCCGAATTTGCTCCTGCAGGGCAGGGTTCGCCTTGTCGAGGGCTGCTTTTTCGGCCGCCATTGCGCGGGCGTGTTCCTCTTCGGTCAGCTTGCCGCGCTCGCGCAGGTTGTTCAGCTTCTCCACTTCCTGGTTGTAGCGTTCCAGGGGCGTGGCATTGACCTTGCGCACGCTCTCGGCCAGGCGATCCATGGCCTCTTCTTGGCGTTCGAGCTCGGCCGTGTTCTGCCGCAGCCGCTTGAGCCATTCGTCTTTCAACCTGGCTTCGGTGGCCGCAGCCAGTTTCTTCTCTTCCTCGGTGGCCCGTTTCTTCGCCTCGATCGATTTCAGCAACTGCTGATAGCCGGGGTCCCCTTCCTTTTGCGCGGCCTGCAACCGTTTCACGGCCCGTTCGTACTCATACTGCTGCAGCTTGCCCGCTTCGAGTGCCTTCTTGAGCTTGCCAAGTTGGTCCGTGTAACGCTCCCACGGCGTGGCGTCGATCTTGCGGGTTTGGGCGGCAAAACGGGCCAGTTCCTGCTCCGCCCGGCGGCTTTCCTTGGCCGTGCCCGAAACCTTTTCGGTGAGCTTCCCTTGTGCGGCAGCCCCGCGCAGGAGCTGGGCGATGAATTCCGCGTCCTTCATCCGCACTTCGAAGTCGATACCGCTCATCGGGCTGCTCTACGAGGGTTTAACGTGCTGGTGAACTTGGACGGGGTCCGGATCCGCGAGGCCGAGCGAAAGGGCGATTAGGTCGGTGATGGTGGGGCGATAATTGGCGCGGGCTCGGCCTCGAGCCCAACGGGTGAAGTCGAGCCACTGCTGGCTGCAATCTGCAGTTCCGCATGTGCCAGCCATTTTTTTTTGAAGCGTTCGAACCCAGGATCGTCGATCACCAGGTCGAGCACCTCTTTCGCGTGCTGGATAGTCAGCAGTCCCATCATGGCCACTTCAACGGGGCCGACGGCGTAGTTGGCAGCGAGTGCGAGGCACGCGCCGTTCATCTGCTCATCGTATTGCTGCCATCGCTCGGTCCAGCCCGGCTCCGGATCGCCGCGGCGTACCTCGTTCCACTGAATGGTGAGGTCCCACAGAGTTTGATAGCGGGGCATGGGGCGATCGAGGATCTGCCAGCGGCCTTCCTCGTCTAGGTCGGCCACGCGGGGCAGCTTGTGAAAAAAGCCGCCTTGCACGTCGCCACCCGACTCGTCGACGTAGTATTCGCGGCCTTTGGGAATCAGCCACGCGTTGCCGTCGGCGAGCTCACAAAAGTAGCCGTCGAGCAGTAATTTGCGTTTCAGATCATCGGGCCGAGTTCGCTCGGTGGTGTACCGGCCCACGTAAAACTTGCCGCTCGGGTGCTTTCGCCACTGCTGCGACTGGTCCGAGAACTTAACCAGCCCAAGTTCCCAACGGCGCTTGTCGCCCAGCACGTGCCCCGAATGGCCGTCGGGCCCTTTGCGGACGCCAGCTAAGTGCGGTTTCGAGTCGAACGCATACGACAAGCCGGCCTCGTCGATCTGCTCTGGCTTGGGAGCAGCAGTTTCGCGACCGGGCAGGAAGTAAAGAAAACCAGGCATGGTGGGAACTGGGGGCTAGGTGCAGGGGACTAGAGGCGAGGAAAAATGTGCGATGTAACCGACGTGATTACATTCGCTCAGGCGGTCGGTTCCAGGTCGGTGTCGGCCAGGTTGTCGCCGGCGGCGAGCTGCGGCGTTTCACCCGCGGCGGCCGTGGCTTCGTAGGCGGTCAGGTCGGCCTCGAGGTGCTCGCGGGTCGCCACGTGGTCGAGCAGGTCATTCAGCCGCAGCTGATCGCCGTTCTCATGGCAACTTGCGGCGGCCAGCCGCTCGGCCGGCGTCATCCGCTGGATATATGCCTGGGCCTGGGCCGGGGGCTGGCCCGCCAGCTTCACGAGGGCGGTGGCGGCCTGTTCGTCGAATTTCAGCACTTCTGACATGGTTCCAACTCCAAAAACAAAAGAAAGTGAACGGGGCAACGGGCGAGGCCGGCAACTACTCGGGGTTCGGCGCGAACGTGGTGTCGATCACCGCCGGCAGATTCGTGCCGTCGTAATTCAGTGGGAAGCGAATGCTGGTTTCTCCCACCTGGTTGCCGTTGACGTCCATCGGCGTATCGACCACGGCCATGCCAGCCGCCGTGATGCCGATGTGTTCAGCCTCGGCGTCGCTGTAGAACGTGCCGCTCCCTAGCAGGCGCTTGCGAAGCACGATTGTTGTATCGGCGTGCTCGATCTTCGCGCCGGTCAGCGGCACCTTGGTGGCCGAGAACCAGTTTTTATCGAGGCCGCGCAGGACGATCGAAGGTTGAATGTCGGCAATGCGGGCGAAGGTGTCCCAGATATCGCTGTCGGCCCCGATCGTCTCGGCATTCACGCCGAAATCGAGTTCAAAGCTGCGGACCTGGGTGAACGCGACCGGGTCGCCGTCGATGCCCAGGGCAATCGGTCCGAGCGTGAAGAGCTCCGGGGCGTTGGGATTGGTGGGCAGGGCGATCGACGTGCCGATCACCACCGGCAGATTCGTGCCGTCCCACGTGGCCAGGATTTCATATTCAATCCGGGCATTTCCTTGATGCTCGCACACGAGCCGGCGGGGCACGATAATCCCCTCTTTGTAGTTAAATGAATCGTGCACGCTGCCACTCGCGCGCGTGCCTCCCTCTTGTTGCTTCTTGGCGTAGAACGTGACGCCGGTTTTCCCCTCGGTGGCCGCTTTAATGCGCAGCCCGGTCAGACCGCAGATTGCCAAGGCCTGGGCGATGTGCAGTGTCTCGAACATGGCCGAGTTTTGCTGTGCCACCAGGGCTTGGGCCCGGGCGTAAACGTCGCCATCGGGGATCGGCTGCGAAATCTGGCTGTTCGTGCTCAGCCGGTAGCGGTCCGTGCCGCTCAGCACCGCCGTGGTGGCATCGTCGACGTCGATTTTCACAGCTTCGAGGCCGTGCAGGGTGGTTACTGACATTGCGGAGACTCCTTAGATCGTTCGGGTTTCGGTGGTGGCGATGGCTCGGTAACGCGATTCCTGATACTCGCGGCCGACAATCGTCAATTCGTCCTGCTCGGGATCGGAAACGCGGGTCAACTCGTCGCGCATGTCAATGCTCGAGCGAGGGTTTTTGAAATTCAGCGCGGGGGCGTTCATCCGTAGCCGGGCCTGGGCTTCGCCCCGGCGGGCCGTGGACGTGATGTTGGTTCGGCTGCCGAGCACGCGCACGTAGCTTTCTCCACTGAACACGAGTGGGCGTGTGTGGCCTTTGGATAGCAGCTTTTTGCCCGTATAGGACTTTCGAAACGCTTTCCCGCTTCCTCGCTCGCCAGCGCGTGGGGTGTAGCGGTACTCGGTCGCACCTGCATTCGTGAAGTGTTTCCGCACATAGCGATCGTGCCAGGTGAGGGCGACTTCCGCCGCGGCATCGCGGTTGATGTTGTTCGCTTCACGGGCTGCCAATTTCGGCGTCGCCCCGCGCTCGCGCATGGTGATGATCATTGCGCTAGCCCCCCGTTCCAGCGAATCGTCAAGGCTGCCAGGAAGTGATCCCCCAAGTCCTCAATCGCATCTTCGGGGCAACGCCACGGGCCGTCGACTTCGACCCGGTCGATGGCCAGTTTGCCCGGCTGGTAGGAATCCTGTTCGAGCTCCGAGAGGATGGCGCCGATGGTGTTGTCGCAATCCCGCTGCAGGGCCGCCGGATCGTCGCGCAGGTCGGGATTGCAGGCCAGTTCAATCCAGGCAACCAGCGTGCCCCCCTTGCCGTAGGTATCCGTGGCGAGCCGCTGCGAAATCAGGTTTTGACGGGGGGCGGTACCAATCAGAATGTGGGGCCGCAAAGCCTCCATTTGTTGTTTCGTGTAGGCAGCGACCACCTGATCGTACTCGTCGCGCGGTGGTGGTAGCGCGTCAATCCAGATCCTCGCCTCGGCTTCGGTGGCGTTGGCCGCGCCAAAGAGCTCTTGCACCTTGGCCAGGCCGGCAAAAGTGACCGCGAAGTAGTGTTTCGGCAAGGCCAGCGGACCGACGGGATTAGTGGTGGGGAGTGTCATCTAGTTACCTCCCCGATAGCCACTGCGGGCAATCTCGCGATTTTCGGTCCGTTCGATCGTCAGTTTATGGGCCCCGTTCCCTTCGGCTTCGACGTCTGCGATCGACCATTCCAGGCCTGCAACTTGCATCGTCGCGTTCAACTGAGGACGAACCACGCCACCGTAGTCGCTGGCTGGATTGGCCAGGATCGTCACGTGGCGGCTGTGCAGCACGATCGTGCCACGTTCGGGATGCCGCCTTTCCTTGCGGGACGCATTCGCGACGAGCCCGATCAGTTGCGTTTCAACGCCGCCACGCTCGATATACACCACCGATTCGCCGCTGGTGTCGAACAGTTGCGCCCAGCCGGCATCGTCCATCAATTGCCGAAACAGCGAACCACCCGTGGGGACAACCACGTTGTTGCTCGCTGGCAGCGTGATGGGGAAAAAGCCGATGGGGAACATGGGTCAAACCGGGTTCTTTGGGTTAATCAAGGTCGGTGGAAGCGCTGGTTCGCTTGTTGTTGGCGATCGTGAACGTGACACGGGCCTTGGCATTCGTTTTTGCGGAGTAGAACGCCCAGACGCCGCCGCTTGGGTTGTCGGACGTCCCACACAGAATGGCACCAATGCCGCGCATGAGTTGTCGAATTGTCAGGCCCGTTTCGACGGCGTTGGCCCGGTCGAGTAGCGCGTCGGCGTTCTGGTCGGCCGTCGGTGCTCCGCCGCCCGGCCCTTGCTCGAGGGAGTTCGCCGTGAACCGGGCCACGCCGGCATCGTTTTCGACGAGCTCATTCAGCAAGGCGTCGGCCGCTCCGGGCTTCGCGGCCGGGTCATACGCCGTGGCGAACAAATGATCGAGGTGGAGATTGACCAGCGCGGCGTCGGCCGCCGTTTGGACGTCGGACGAACTAAGGTTGTGCAACGCTGCAACGGCTGCATTGGCTTCGCTGGCTTGCGTGGCTCCCACGTAGATCGCATTCCCCACCGTGCCGGCGTCCAGGTGACCCGCGATCGCTTCGTCGAGCACCGCCTCGGCAATGTCGCCGGCCGTCGGCAGGTTCGCGCCGCTGGTCAGTTCGCGGTCCGCGTTCGCCCAGACGGCCGCGGCGATCGCCTGCATGGTGGCCGCCGAGTCGCCATCATTGATCACAAACTCTTCCACCTTGGCGGCAATTGCGGCCAGCAGGGCCGTGGAATCTCCCTCGTCGAGAATGGCCGCTTCGAGTGTGGTGGCGATGGCGGTGCGTGCGTCGGCATTCGGCGAGTCAACCAGGTCCATTTCGTCGCCTGGTTCGGCCCGGCTGCTGATCGTGGCATCGATCCGGTCGACCAGCAGTTTGCCGATCGAGCCCACGGTGGTGAGCCCCGACGTGACAGCGTTCCAGATCGCGGCGGCCACGGCCGTCAGATAGTCGCTATGGAACTTGGCGGCGGTGAAGGCGTTGCTGGCGATCGCGGTGGCCGTAATCACGCCGGCCGCCATGGCCGTGACGTTGGCCGGAAGTTGGCCGGTGGCCGCAGAGGCAATCAGGGCGTCGTAAACCGCCTCTTCGATCACGTCGAAGGCCACCGGCTGGCAGGCGTCGGTTCCCTTGTCGAGGGCGAACTGGGCCGTGCCCACCGTGGCGAAGTCGCTGGTGGTGGCGGCCAGCGAATACTGGCCCCCCGCGCGATGCGTGAGCGTGGCCGATCCGTTCAGCGCGGCCAGGCTCCCGCCGTTGACCGAGAGTTTGAAATCTCCGATCACGCACGTGGTGACGGCAACACCGGCCGAGTCGAGCACGGGCCCGATCAGGAAGGTGCGCGCGGTGGATTGGCGAGCAAACATGGGACTACTCGGCGGGTGGTTCGGTCACAAAGTGGTTTCTGATGGCCGTCTCGACGATTCCCTGGAGCTCGTCGTCGGCGATCGAGCTGCCGCCGTTGATGTAGCTGGGCTGATTGAGCACGTGCCAGGAGACTGCTTCGCCGACGGTCGCCGGGTTGCGGATGGCCGACGCGGCCCAGTTGGTTTGTCCCGTGGTGGGAGCGGGATTGCCGCCGCCTCCCAGGATGTACAGGGCATAGTTGGTGACGTGCCCCGTGCAGCGGGGCACGATCACGCTGCGCACGGCCTGGCGATCGGCGATGTTCAGGGCGATGGGCGCGTTAATGGCCATGGTCGGGGCTCCTTTCTAGCAACCAATGAGGGCCCGCCGGCGACGATTGCCGGAAGGGGCGGCGGTCCAGTCGAACGCCAGCGTGGGATAAGGTGACGGGGCACTCTCGTGTGCTAACAGCGGGCGATAATAGCCAGTGCTCCCGTTGTCCCTCAGAATCAGCATCACGTACTCGCCATTTGAGATAGCGCGGGCGTTTACTAGATCCTGCAGTGCGGTGGTTAGATCGAGCGAAGCAACGTCGTTCCAATCTGGCCACTCCGCAGCCGTGTATGCGTTCCCGCTGCCGGGGGCCGCTGAACTCCACAAAGCTTCCGCGGCGCTCACGTTCGCCGGGTTGGCCGGATTCGATTGATTGACGAACTTCGCGAGCGCACTGAAACCACTTGCAGGGGCCCCTGTGTAGCTCTTTCGTGCTGATAACGTCGCGGAATTGATGACTGAGAATTGAGCCACGTCGGCAGTGAATTGCCAGCGAATCCATGAATGGGCTACATAGAACCCGCTCACCAATCCGACGAGCAGGTTGCTGCCGAGCAGATTGATCCCGCCGGAATACCAGTTCCCATCGTCCACACTCGCCGAGACCGTCAGTGTTTGCGTGGCCATGCTACCGCCCCCCTTGCGCGCTGAGCCGCGGCCGTTCGTCGCTGATCACCGGGGGCTGATTCACGCGGCTGTACCTGGGGCAGTGTGGCCAAGAGGAACGAACGAGAGAAAAACGGCCGCCGGCGGAGTCACCACGCCAGCAGCCGCGGGGCCAGGCTCTCGTACCCCCAGCCCCGATTCACGATCCCAACCAGGCCTAAGCCGTGGTGGTGATGTTGCCGAGCAGTCGGCACATGGGCGTATGGATCAGCTTTTCCTGCACGTCGTGCCGGCAGCGGACCACGTCGCCACGAATCTGCGGATCTTCGTAGCTTTCGAACGTGCCGCCGATCTGGCTGCCATCCGCGCCCCAGTGGATCGTGCGACCCAGGCAGGGCTCTTTGATGTTGTTCGTGCGAGCCACGCGGACCAGGCCGACATATTCATCCGACCAGATCTGCGAAATACCAGCGGTTTGCCCTTCATGGTTGGCGTTCTTGCTTCCGCCGGCGACGATCACCTCGCCCACGTCAAACAGTTCCGCCAGTTTTGCGGCCGTCACGTCGCGCGGCATCGTCCGGTCACCGGCTCCTGCCGAGTTGATCCGGTCAAGAACCTGCTCGCAGTTGCGCAGGTTCTTGAACACTTTCAGGTTCATTACCAGCGCGTTGGGCCAGAGACCCGTCGCTGCGTAGAACGCCAGGCTCTCTTCCATCACGTCGTCAAGCGGCGTTGCGGCGTCGTAATCGTCCCACTCGTTGGTTACGTCGTTCGGTGTGAACGCACCAGCGTTGAACACGGCAGCGGCGGCACGCATTTCCTGGGCCCGCAACACACCATCGAGCGCAGCTTCAGCAGCCACCACTTCCGCATCGAAGTAGTCGGCGTACAGCTTGGCGTCCCGCTCGTCGACTGGCGACTCCAAGCCATACTCGCTTGTGGCAAAGCTGTCCTGGGTGAATCGGACATTGGTTCGGTTGTACCCGCCGCGGTTGTTGCGGGTCACTTCTGGGTTTTTCAGCAGTTCCTCGATCGGAATCTTACCGAAGTTGCCCGCAGCGATCTTCGATTCGAAAACCGGTAGGACTTTCAGGGCGATGAAGCCGATGCGATCGGCAGCCAGGTCAAATGCTTCCACGCTGCCGCCGAGATCCGAACGCAGCGTCGTCAACGATCCAATGGGGCTCCCCATGGTTGGGCTCTCCTAGTGTCTACCAGAGCAAAAGGAGAAAAAACAAAAGGCAAAAACCCAGGGGCTTTGATGCGCATCGCAGCCCCCAGGCGCTCGGGTAGTCGGTTTACGTGTTCGTGACGAAGATTGCCGACCAATTGGTCGCGTCGACCTTCACCAGATACGCGTTCGTTTTCCCTTCGATGGTGATGGCCGCACTGGCCGAACCACCGTTGATCGTGTTTGTGCCGGCCGGATAGATCTTCAATCCGTTGGTGGCGACGGCGTTGTAGATTTGCCGAGTGGTACCAATCGGCTCATCTTGCAGCACGACGCCTTTCGTGCCGTCGGCTGCCGTCACAGAGGTGACCTGGTTGACAATCGGGGCCGCGTCCGCCTGAGTCGAACCCAGAGCGGCCACCGTGCCGATATCCACGGTTTGCGGCGCTTCGTCATACATGCACTCGATCACGTCGTTGTTGGCCGTGGCAGCCTGCAGGGCGATGCCTTCGCTGTTGCCGATAGCCACGTCGTTGACCTTTCCACCAGCAGCCGGATAAATGCGGGCTCCCTGGGCGATGGCGCCAGCGGCGACCATTTTGCGAGTGCCTGTCATGTTGCGCAGACCCACGGTGCAGGGCTTGCCGCTGGCAGCATAGCCGCCGACGTTCGTTCCGAGCGATCGCTCGCCCGCTCCGGCGATCGCCAGAGCGCCGCCCGACAACTTCACGCGGAGATAGTCCGCGATGGCTTCACTCGTCAGGAAGGTTTTGGTTCCCGACACGTTTTCCTGAGACATGGTTCAAAACTCCCGACAGGTGATGGTGGTTCAAAACGCTTGCCGGTCCCCCGTTGGTTCGATGCGGGATCGGCGAAAAGGGGACTATCGGCGGCGGTTGGCCGCGTTGTGCTCGGCAACGAGCTGCTGGCGAAGCTCCGGATTCTTCGCAAACACAGCCCTGGTGGCCTCGTGTTTGGGTTTCCCGGTTCGCTTCATTTCTGCGGCAACCAGTTCCTCGACTTGCTCGGCCGCGCTGCCATCGGTCGACGCGTCAACCCTGGTCGCAGCCGGCAGCGGCTTGACGCCCGGGCCCCGGTTGGCTTCGGCGGGCTTCGCGGCGGCAGCGTCCGCAAGTTGCTTATCCTTGGCCTCGAGTTGCTTCAGCAGCTCGGCGTTGTAGGCGGTGGTGGCGCTGGCCACCGTGGCGCCGGCCTCGATCTGGGCGAGGATGAAATCGGCCGATGCCTTGGGGCAGGCGGCCCGCAGCTCGGCAGCCGTGGCGGCGGCTGGCTTGGCCGGAGCAGCCGGGGCGACGGCAGCCGCGGCAGCTTGTTGGGTCGGGGCTGCGCCAGCCGTGGCCAGCGTGTTAGTTTCGAGCGCGTGACTGGCGTCCATTCGGGACCTCCGAGAGACATGCAACATGAATTGGGAAAACGTGTGATCGAGCGATTGAACGCCGTCGATCAGTCGGCGTGATTTGGCGGCTTCCCCCACGTACACCCGGCCATCGGCCAGCGCGCGGGCTTCGTCCATGGTCAGCTTGCGGCCCCGGGCGACGCCCTGAATGAAATGCTCGTTCAGCGCGGTGACCCGTTCTTTGAACTCGGCCAGTTGTTCGGCGGTCACCTCGGTTCCCGGTACGCCCGCGCCTTTGAAGTCGCCGGCCTTGACCACGTGAACCTTGACTCCCTCCATGGCCGCTTTCGCGGTGTAATCGTGGATGATGGCAAACGTGCCAATCGAACCGACGATGGTGGTTTTGCTGGCAAACACCTGCTGGGCCTGGCTGGCGATCCAGTACGCGGCACTCGCGCACAGATCCTCGCAGTAGGCCCACACGGGCTTCTTGCCGCTGGCCTCGGCCACGTCGTCGGCCAGAGCTTGCGTGCCAGCCACCGTGCCGCCGGGGGAATCGAGCACGAGCAAAATGCCCGCGACGTTCGGATCGGCCACGGCGGCCTTGACCTTGCGGCGGGTGAGCACGGTCGACGTGCTATCGCCCATGCTGCTTTGATGCTTCATCAGCGAGCCGGCTAGGCCGATCACCGCGATGTTGTTTTTCGTGGCCGGTTTCACGTCGGCCGCGGCGGCTTTCGCGGCCTGGGCCTGCTCCGACTGCAGGTGCAGGCTGATGTTCAGTTTGCTGGCCAGGTGCCAGTGGGCGGTGATGGCCGGCTCGTGCATGGCCCACAGCCCGAAATACTGGTCGAGGTGGGGAATCGCGGCCCGGTCACCGGCCGGCAGGGAAATCGATTGCAGCACGGCGTTAATCCTCCTCGCGCTTGGGGCCGGGGTTTTTCTTGGCGGGTTCCGACGGTTCCTCGTCGGCGGCCTCATCCGCTGCGGGTTCCGTGGCAAGTTTGGCCGAGTAGCCCTGGGGAGTCGGCAACGGACAGATATCACGCCACGTGAGCGGGGTTGGTTTGCTTGCGACGCCGTTCGCCGCGTTCCAGGCGTTCGCGGCGGCCGTTGCCTTGTTAATGATGTACATGCGATCTTCGATGATCTCGTTGATCAGCGGATGGAACTGCATGCCGAGCCGCATGGCCCGTCGCCGTTCGCTGAGGAACAGGTTGCTGACTTGCAGCAAGTCGGCCGCCCCGTCTTTGGATGGGTCGATGTACTGATAGGCATCCGGGTGCCAGGCGTGTTCAAAGAACTGCGGGCCGAGTTCCCTGGCTCGCCTGGCAAAGTACGTCGAGCTGGCGATAAGCCGCCGCAGCCGCCAGCGGTACACGGGCGTATGGAACCGGCGAATGTGCCAGCGGTTGGTTTGCCGCCACTTCATGCGGGCCTGGTCAATGGCTCCCCGCCAGCCGCTGAAGTTCGTTTTGGTGGGGTCGAGCAGCAGCACGTGCACCGGTTGATCGAGGTTCACGGCGATGAACGTGAGGAGCAGCGTCGAATGTGGGAAAAACTCAGGGTTCGGGATGTTCGGGGCGAACCCCTTGAGCTTCACCCCCGGCGCGCCCTTGACCCGCATGCCGGGCACGAGGCCCTGCTGGGTGCGCGTCGTGCCGTCCCCCATCGTTTCGACGGTGGTGGTTCCCGTTTTGATGGGCGCGCTGCTGCCCGGGACAGGCGGGCGCGAGCCATCGTTGCCATCCTGCTCCTCAAAGATGGCGAACATGGCGGCCACCTGGGCCTTGACCATGGTGGCAAACTGCACGTCGCCGTGCATGCCCACCACTTCGCCAATGGGAGCGAACGCGGTAATGCCCCGGGTTTGGCTGACCCGCTTGGGATCGTAAATGTGCAGCACGTGCCGTTCGCCGTCGGCATCCCGGGCCGGGTACTCGGTGAACTTGTCGTTTCGAGTGACGGACGTGAGGGGGTCAATGTCCTCGTGCGAGACAAAATAGCCCGTCCGCTTGCGCGTCTCCGGATCGAGTCGCACGCCGTGCACGAGCTTGTTGCGCATGTACGGGGCCGTGCGAACGCGGTGGGCCTCGATCAGGTCGAGGCTGCCGACGTCGAGCAGCAGCGTCAGGCAGTCGCCGTCGACAATCGAGTGCCGCAGCGTGAGCAGTTCGAAATCCGCGAACGTCTTTTCGCCTTGCAAATCGCACTGGTCCGGATCGTCGGCCCAGTTCCAGAATTCGTTGTCGATCTGCTCGTTCAGCTTCTCGTCGCCCGTGTTGACGTCGAGGTTATAGCCCGTCTGCAGCAGGTTCGCGCACAAGCGGTTGACGGCCTGCCCTACCACCATATCGTTGCGATCGTAGTGCCGAGCCCTCTCGATGCCCCGCAAAAACCGCGATTCGTTGCGATAGTGATAGTCGGCCCCACTCCCGCCGCTTGCGACGCCCCTCGGAGCCGGCATGAATCGGTTATTTTCGCCGATGTTGTAATCGGACCGAAAATCCTCCCGCAATTCGCGCATGGCGGCGCTCAGCGTGGGAGCAAGTTCGTAATCCGAGTTCCGTCGGGCCATGGCTCTTCAGGGAAAGGGGCTAACCGCGCATGTCGTCAATGGAAAAATCGGCGTGCACGACGCTGCTGCCGGAGTCGAATGCATGATACCCAGCCGCCCAGTGCTGGGCGGCGAGCATTTGCCGTTCGATCAACGTCAAATCCAACTCGACTTCCTCTGCTCTCCCACCGTGCACCGAACGCTTGACGTTGTGACGGGGGCTGAGCAAGTGTCGACACGCTGATACGAACGCCCTGGCTTGCGCGAGCGATTCGTTCTCTTCGTACGCGGCGTTGTTGTGATACGCGTCGAGAACTTCGCGGCGGGTTGAACTGGCGTCGAGTGGCATGGCGTGCGAATCTGCCACAGCCAGCCGTGCCGACGATAGGGCGCAACGGAAGTAACGGGCATGATTCCCCGTTATTTCGGCCAACTGGTGACCTGCTACCCGTAAATCGGCCTCAGCCAGCCCCGACCGGACCAGCAGAGGCGAAAACTACCCTCGAACCGGTGTTGCCGCTGCACGCGATTGCGATCGCTGCGCAGCGACTTCTGTTGCAGGCTGGCGAATCGCTCGCGGCGCAGCCGATCCTTCGCCCGGTCGATCTGTTCCACGTAACGGCTCCGGTGCGCCGCGCGGCCCGCCATTACTCGGCACCGGTGGGAGCCAAGGTCGCGGTGAGCTGATCACTAACGGCGCGCTGCCCCGCAAAGTCTGCAAGATCGGCCGCGGGGCGTCGCAGGCTTTCGGCCGTGATCCCCATCAGCCGGCCATACCATTCGAGCAGCCAGATCACCGCCTGATTCGGATCGTCGACGTGGCGGCCGTTGGCGATTTTGGCGTGGTTCTCGTGCAGGTGATGCCGCAAGCGGGTGACCACTTCGCGGACCACGGGATTGCGTGTCAATTGCATCACCACCTGCCGAGTGCGGTGGCCAGTGCAGTGGACGGCGGTCAGGTCGGGGAGCAATTCGAGGCCTTGCATGTCGAGCACGATTGGCTGGCCGCTCGCCACGTCCATCTTGTCGCCCATCGTCTCGACGTTGCTGCGCAGATTCGCCGTTTCCTCTTGCAATTGCGCCTGGACGTCGGATATGTCGGCCGGATGATCCCCTTTGCCGATTGGGTGGACGATGCCGGCGGGTTTCTCGTCGGGAACCATTTTGTTGGGATCAACATTTTGGTCGGACGGCTGCCCCAGCCATTCGCGAATGAACGCCTCCGCGTTGGGTTTGCCGTTGGCATCGCGCGAGTCCTGGGCCGTGTTCAGCAGGTTGATTAGATCCTCGTCATTCCCCTGAAACCCCAAGTGCCGCGCCAACTTTGCGAGCTCCCCGCGCTTTGTGATTGCCTGTGCCTTGGCCATTGTTGTGACTACCTTTCGACAAAATAGAACGTAACTGATTGGTTATTCGTAACGGTCGCCGATATAGAAGGGCCGCCCGTCCGGCATGGTGATGCCTTCCTCGGTGGGCGATTCCGCCGTGGGATCGGCCGCTGGCGGCACGAACCGCAGCCCCAGCCAGTGAGCGGCAGCCGTCGCTTGGCTGCCGCAGTCGAGCCAGTGGTTGTTCTTGTGCACGCGGTGCCACACTTCCTGATTGCCCTCACCCTCGACGTACTCGATCACCCGTTTTTCGGCCGTGAAGTGTTTGGCGATTGTCAGGTGCTCGCGCGGGGACGTGGCGAACAGAGACAGAGCGCCGGGAGTGATCACGCCCGTCTGCAAGGCCGTAGCCAGGCGGGCATGCAAAAACGATTTCCAGAAGTTGGCCGAGAATTCAAACACCACCGAGTTCGCGTCCGCATACTTGGCCAGGTGGTAGCCCTCGCCGATCGCGAGCACCGCGTTGCTGGTGGATTTCGGCTTGCGGTATCTCTCCGCCCGGAACTTGCCGGCGCCGTACCCCTTGGCCGCGCGATAATGCTGGCGAACCTCGGGGGGATGCGAGTGGAGAAAGCGAAACACGGCGTCCTGCTGGTAGCCGCAGTCGATCAGCGACATATCGGCCGTGACGGCCTCGCCGTCCTCTTCACGCCGCCAGCCGACGGCGAGCGTGGTGTCGTGCAGTTGCCGCAGGGCGAGTTCGATGGCCCGATCTGGCCCCAGGTCGCGGCCGGGAACATCGAACCGCCCATAGTCGACCACGTGGCCGGCAAAGCCATCGAACCAGGCAACAACGAGATAGTGCCCCAGGTGCAAACCCAGATCGATGCCGACGGTCAGGGCCTTGGCCCCCGCGGGAATGACGCCGCGAGCCCAGCGCATGGTGCGCATGGTGATGGCGTTGGCGTTCAGCATGACGGCCTCCGTAATGTCGGGTTGATAGGGGCGGGCCCAATAGAACTGGCACATTTTCTTTTCGGCCGACTGCTCGTCGACGGCCCGCGCGGCCTTGTATTCCTCGACGGCGATCGTTCCCGTTTTCATCAGCAGGTTGTCGAACGCAGTCCACCGGAAACCGAGTGTGGTGGTGCGCGGCGGGTCGCCCGTGATTTTGCCGGCCTGGTCGATCGACTGGCCCCGGTGGATGAGCTTGGCCCGTTTCAGCATCTCGCGCCGCTGCGGATCCGTGATTTCCTCGCCGCACTCTTCACGCGGGCAGACGAACGCGGCGGCCATCTTCGCCTCGAGTTCGTCGCTGGCGGTTTGCCAGCCGCGGAGCTGCTCGCGGTCGGGACTGACAAAGTGGCCGCAGTGCGGGCAGGGTGACACGATCCGGCTCGTCGTTCCCTGCTGATAGGCCTGCCAACTGATGCTCTCTTCGTCCTCTTCGGTGCATTCCTGATAGATAATGCCCCGATCGTCGAACGCCTGAATGCGGGCGCAAAGCTGGGCGTATTTGTTGGCCTCGCGGCTGGCCTCGCCCATTTTGCGGAACGCGTTCACTTCCGTGACGATCAGCACCCGGCTAGTGAAGGCCGAGCGTTCCTTGTCGTCGCCGCCGGCCGACATGAACTTGAGCGTTTGACCGTCGCGAAAACGAATCGAGTCGACCACGCGGCCACCGCGCGAGCCGGGCCCGTTGCTCTTGGGCAACTGGTCGATGTATTTGGTCCGCTCGAGCACGGGCAGAATGTCGACCGACCACTTGTCGGCCGCCATGTCCTTATCAGGCAGCCCAAAGATCACCGTTTCCCGCATTTCAAACAGGTGATACAGCAGCGGAATGACTGTGCAGGTGAGCGTTTTGCCCGACTGCGACGGACCGCTGGCGCTGATCACCCGCCAGCCGGCGAACTGGATCTTTTCGACCTGGTCGAAATATAGGGCAGAGTAGGGCTGGCGCTCGCAGCGGTACCGCAAATTCGGGAACGGACCGGACGCGGGAAGCCAAATCTCTTGTTCCGCAAACTCGCGCATGGTGCGACGTCGCTGCGCGCGGCAGTTGCGCAGCAAAAAGCGGAATTCCTCCGCTTCCGGAGTCGCGGGCCGGGGCCGGGCAGGAGCGATTACCATGCGCTATTCGGAGCCCCCTGCCTCGCCAGGTTGATCAGGCCCGCAGATTGCCAGGATCTCCGCTTCGATTTCGTCGAGGTGCTGATGCAACAGGTCGAGGGCATCCGGGCCGAACTGCTTTTGCAAAGCGTCGCCGCAGTTCCGCAGGGACGCGGCAACCTTGGTGAGGCCGTCGTGGACCTTGTTGCGCTGCAATAGCTGCCGCCGCAGTTCGCCGAGCTCGTGCTCTTTGATTTCGCGGCTGACCCGCCGCAGCTTCTCGAGTTCCGGTGTTTCCTCGCCGCTGAGGAGATCGTCGCCATCCTCCGGTTTGAGCAGCTTGCGGCCGTTCTCGGCGATGAAATCAAACACCCAGCGTACGAACCGGTAGAAATCCACCTCTTTGCCGCTGACCGGGGCGCCGTAGTTCCGGTGCAGATCGTCGACCAGCTTATGCTGGCGGGCCGCCATTTCGCAGAAATGCTTCTTGGGGACCGTGGCATAGTGCTGAGCGCGGAGCGATTCCTCGTGCTGCTCACGATACCGGGCAATGTCCTTCTTATCGCGCGCAGTGAGGGGCTGCCCGCTGTTCTGTTTCTTAACAGCGGCCTTGGCCCGCTCTTCCAGGCTTCGTTTGGCTCGATCAGCCGGCGCATTCGACATTCACACACGTGGGTCCGGCTCGCTATTCCTTGAGGAGCTTCGCCGCCGGAAAACCCTCGGCCTTGAGACGTTTGTTTAGTGCCTTTTGATGCTTGGCATCGCGGCACTCGATCAGAATCGAGTACTTCGACGCCTTGGCCCGCGAACCGGTCGATTCCGCAGGCTCGTCGGGCGGTGAGTTGGCCGCCACCAGGTCGCTGAGCATCAGCAAATCGGCCAGTTCGGAGTCGGTTTCGGCGATCGTTGACGTGGCCAAGGCCAGTTGCACGTCATCCCACTGGCTGAATTCGGCCGTGCGGTTGTCGGCCACCGCAAACCCAACGGCCGCCGCGGTGTCGTCGTCGACCCGGACAACTGCAATGTGCAACCATCCAAGCTGCCGAGCAGCCAGGAACGTGCCGTTTCCGGCCTCGATCACGCCCGTGGTGGCGTGCACCACGATCGGCTTGCGTTGGCCATAGCGTTTGAGGCTCGCGGCAATGGAATCGATCGAGGTCTGGGGGTGTTTCTTCGCGTTCGCGGGATCCAACTGCAATTCGGCCATCAGCGCGGCCCGGTCGCGCAGGTCGGGCGTGATGTGGGTCAGGTCAGCTTGGATCTTGCGTTTGGCCATGTCGCGCCGCGCTTACTTACTTACCAAAATTGATGTAGCGTGCGTAAAAAACCCCGGCGATGAAGCTTTCGCCCCCTGCTGGGGGGCCCGGGGAAGGACCCGCCATAACTCGTAAAGAGTTGTGTATATCATCCTTCCGAATGCCTGTTGAGTGCGTCGCGGGCGTTCTGTGTGTGCACTCGTACTGCCTTCCGCCTATCCTCACATGCGGGTATCTCTTCGATGCCCTTTGACAGGTGGTGCAGTGCTGCCTTCTCACCCTTCATGCCTTCGGTCACCTCAGCCACCCGTTCGAGTGCTGCTGTTTGCTTGGGCGACTCCTCTGCCATGGTTTGCACTAGCGTGATGTGGGCGTTGAACGCACGGTCGAGGTAAGGGCGCAGCCAGAGCAGCACGATGATCAACGCAACTGTGATCACTGCTCCGATACCGTACCGATCGGCCAGGTTCATCAGCGTGGTGATCAGCCCGGCGATGGCATCAGCGTCCATTCGTGATGTGCTTTCTAGGCAGGTGAGTAAGGGAAACCCCCGCCGGCAGGAGCGTACTGCACGGCGGGAGTCGGCCAGGCAAGCGACTAGCGAATCGACCGCAGCCGACCGCGGGGGCCAAAGCGGAATTCAAACTGCGGGCCTACGTTGCGCGGCCCGTGCCCTCGTGCGGCTCTCACGCCGGCATTGAATCCGTCGTTAAAGTCTCGCGAGCGAGGGCGTGGCCCGGTCGCCTCCGCCGTGGCGCACAGCATTAGCAGAGCGAAAAGAACGGCGACGCCACCAGCGAAGCGACGCACCACGCGCCCCTTGCTGTGCTGCTGATTGCTACTCCGCGAGCGGTAGACGAACGCAACCAGGATCAGCGAGCACAGCGCCAACAATCCAATGAGCAAACCACCCATGACACAACCTCCATAACTAAACCTGAATCAAGCGAGTCCCGAAATTCGGTCCACTACTGCCGCAAGCCCGTCCCACTCACGTGGGCACGGGCCATTCGCACACTGAAAAACCGTTGCCGTGACGGGCGATGCCCACAACAAGCGGGCGTCACGGCGAACGGCCTCACCCCAGGCCTCTCCTACCCAGGGCTGATCGGTTATCCGCTCGACTTGAGCGCGAATTGATACTGCTCGTCGAACAGGTCTAGTTCGTCGTTCTTGAGCGGTTCGCCACCCTTGGGCATTTCGCCGGTGGCACATTTGCGATAGCTCTTTTGCCACACAGCCCGGTTCGACGCCGTGACTTCGGCGAAGTTCAAGCCGCCATCGGCCTTGCCTGGGCCGTGGCAACTGATGCACCGTGCGTTGATCAACTCCGCGAGCTTGGGATTGCCCACGTTGATTACCGACCGCGACGCGCCGACCGCCCCAGCGTCGATCGTCGCTTGCTGCCGGCGCACGGCGAAAAACTCCTTAATCTCAGCCAGAAACCGCTCGTCGTTCTGATGGGCCTGAATCTCGCGGGCCAGGGCGTTGCGGCCTCGGATCTGTTCGAGCTCTTTGGCCTGCTCCCCTTGGGCAATCTTGAGGGCCAGTTCGGTGGCCGACGCGTGCGATCGTTCCGCAAACTGCTGCCGGGCCTGATCGGTGGGCGTGAACGGGGCCAGAATGTCGCGCGGGTCAATCGTGCCTGGCAGGTTCTTTTGCGCGAGCACGCCGGGGATCAGCAGCAAGGGATATTTCTGCGCGGCCTGATAGTCCGGTCCGTAGTAACCCACCTCGGTCGAGCCCCGCGGATCCGTGTACGGCGACGGCTGCAGCGAGGGTTTGCCGGCGTACTCGCTAATGCGGCAATGCTTCGTATAACAGCCGGCGTGGTAGGTGTAGAGCCAGCCATCGTCGTGGTTGACCCAGTTCCCGCAGTGATCGTAGACCGTGTAATAGTGATAGAAGTAGCCTGCATCCTGGGGCCACGGCCGATACACCCAGGCCGACTTGGTGTTGTAGTAGCGCTGGCCGCTGTAACCGCCGTAGCTCTTCGCATAGGTCTGCGGCGGGCAATAGCCACCGTAACAGCCGGCATATTGCGCGTGAGCGGCGGGCAGCAAACTGAGACAGGCACCGGCCACCAGGGCCAGCGCCATGAGCAATCTCGACTTCATGGCTTCATTCCTTCCAGAACGGGGTCGGGGTGATTGGCTTGGGAAAACAGAAATCGCTCGGCAATTTCCGGAGCGATCGCACGGTACTGGGCAGGGGTGAGGCTCTTGCCATCTTTCGCGCGAGCAATCACGCGATCTTCGCGAAACAGTTCGGGGATCTCCGCGTCGGGATTCGGCGCGATGTGTTTCACCAGAAAGGCCTGGGCATCCTTCCGGGCCATCACCTGCCCCAGGTCGCGAACAATGTCCTCCGGCCACACGGCGTCATACCAGTGCGACCAGTAGCTATCGGCGATCCCGGCGTTGACCGGGGCGCTCCCCTTGGCGCCGGTGGCCAGGTCAACGGCCCGCTGATAGCTCAGCCGCGACTGATCGAGCATGGCGGCCAGTTGGATATCGTCGCCGGCATAGGCCGACGCCAGCCGCTGAATCTCCTGCAGCTTGTCAAACGCCTTGGTCCCCTTCTTGGGCCGGTCCCCCAGGATGTGCGCAAGGCTGCGAAAATCCTCCGCGACGTCGTTTCGCACCGGCTGCCAGCCCCAATTGCGGGGCGTATCGTCGTGACAGTTCATGCACGACGCGCCGCTGAATACGCGGACCGTGCCGGCGTTCGTGCGCACCGACGTGGCTTTGCTGTCCCAGGCCACCGTGTCGGGCACGCTGGCGATGATGTTGTCGTTGGCGTCGAACACGAGATAGAGCAGCATGCCATTCGGCATGGCCAGAATGGCCTCGCCACCGTTGTAGGTTTCGTACACCGACAACTGCCGCTGCGGATCGGCGTCGGGCGATACGTTGTCCTCGGCCAGGTCAAACGTCACGGCGACGAGCTGCGGGCCCTCGGCCGGCGCAATGTTGGCCCCAGCGACGAACACGCCCGACCGCTGGCGACGGGTGACGTTCGATTCGTTCATCACCCATTTGGTTTTGGCCAGTTCCTGGTCGAACTCGCCGGCAATCTGAAAAATCGATCGAGCCTCGCCCGGCTTGCGAACCTGCTCGCCGGCCAGTCGCATCACGGCCGTTTGCCTCAACACCTTCTTGGCGGCATCCGCGCCGGCAAACTTCGCGACGGTGTCCCCCAGGTTCTTTTCCACGCCGGCCAGTTCGTAATACAGGCCGCCGTTCACCGTCGAGAATGCCGCCGCGACGAACTCGTCGAGCTGCAAGATCGGAACATTCGAGCGAGTGATATCAAACAGGGCCGTCCCTTCCGGATTGAGGTACGGTTCGGCCGTGAATGTTTTCCGCACGACGGGCAGGGGTGCGGTGGGCTTGGCGATCGGCCGCACGTTCTCGGCCACCAGGTCGACCAGCCGGCCGTCATATTCACACGATAGCAACGAGCCCTTGCGGCTCTTGAACGTCGCTTTGCCCCAGGTCCCATCTTTCAGTTTGATTTCAACGGCCAGCCCGGCCCGCAACTCTTCGGTGACCTCGATCACCTGGTCGCCGGCAATGATCACCTTCGCGTTGAAAAATGAATCTCGCTCGGCCAGCCGCTCCCATAGCCCGACGAGCTCGCCGATCTGCGATTCGTTCCCCGCCCAATGGGCCAGGTCGACGGCCACCACGGCCGTGCCCCGCTCTTCGTCGAGCAGCAGCCGGGGCTGCGGCCGGGCTGCGGTCCGCGTGATCGTCGAATTGACGATATGGGCTACCTGCTGAAAGCCGCTGGCCGGCTCGATGTTTGGCGGGATGAACACATAGCGGGTCAGGCCCGGATCCTCGTGCTCTTGCTCGAGGTGCTGGGTATCGCGCAGGGCCAGTTTCACCCCGTCGTAGCGCGTGGCCACCTCGCTCCCTGGTTTCAGGTCGCGGCGCACCTTGGGCAAGGCCGGCGGGGCGGCTTCCAATTGGGCGAACGCGAAGAGAACTAGCAACCAGTGCATCAGGCAAACAACCTGTTAGGGGGCAGAGGGGGCAACTTGAACGGTTTGCGGCCGACGGTCGCGCCAGTTCTCGCTCAGGTTGTTATCGCGAATCAGTTCGGCTTCTCGGTTGGCCTTCGCCGCCAGCAGATGAGGAAACGTCGCTGGGTCGGCAATCACCCAGCCACCTTTGCCTTCGAACTTCGCCCAATACTTGCTCTCGCCGATGCGTGCGACGCCTGCGGAGCGGTCGGGTGTGAGCGAAACGCGTTTAATCAGATATTTGGCGGCGTTGTCGTGGAGAGGGTCGCCCGTCTCAATCGGCCGCCACTTGCCCCCTTGCATAATTTGCAGCGACTCGTCTTTGAACTGCACGAGAATGTCGCCGTCTTTGTTCTTGAAGTCCTTCGAATCGGCTCGGTAGTCACAGCCCGTCGACAATTGGCGCTCGTGAGTCCCGACGTCGATGAACATCGCGCCGGCCCCAAATACCGCGTCAACGTAGCCGAACCCACCACCTCGCTCGTGATTCAACTTGACGCCATCGATCACCACGCGCGGCAGCGAGCGGCCAAATTCCGTGCCTGCAGGAATGTCCTTTTCGTCGATGTACTCTTCGCCTCCAGTGAAACCGGCATCCGGTGGCTGCGGTGGTGCAACCTCCGGCTCCTTAATGATCTCAGACATTGCCGCCGCGCCTTCGATGCGAGCGTTGGCAAGGTCGCTTTCGGTGTACTTCACTTCCTTGCGGTACGGGTCTGCCTGCGACGAACAGCCAGCGGCAAGGGCCAGTAGCCCCGCCAGAATCAAAAAACCTCGCATCTTTCCAACCTTTCAAAACGAATTCGAAATCCACCATTGCCACACGAACCACGCGAAAACCGCGTAGGCTGCGACGAGCGCGAAGCAAGCGATTGCCTCCCAGTTCTCGCGCAGCCAGTGATTCATTGCACCCGCTCCCACTTCACGGCCCGGTACCCTCCGACCACCACGTCGACGCCCGGGCCGGTGACCACGGGCAAGGGCTGGGGATCGGCGACGGGCAGTTCGCGGCCGGGGAGGACTCGCCGCAGATCCGCCGCGGTGGCCGTCATTTGCGGGTGCTGCCGATACCGGTTCTCGCGGTCCGGCAGCTTCGTTTGAATCAGATCAATCCATTGCTGGAAGTTGGCCCCCGTCGGCAGTTGCCGATACGACTCGAGGGCGAAGTACGTCATGGCGCCGTTGGGCTGACCACCAAAACTGGCGTCATAGCTGTATTCGCTATCCTGGCAGCCGGCCAGGTGCACAATGCCGGGAATGGCTCCCGACGCATCGCGCAGGGCATTGGCCCGGGCCCGCGTCTGATTCGCGGATTCGCACAGCTTGTTGATTTCGCACGGGCTCAGCCCCTCGGCAATCTGGTCGAAGGGGAGGAAGCGGGGGCGAAGTTCGCCCGTCGAGCGCAGCAGCGTGTGCGAATGGCAACAGTCGGTGATAAACAGTCCCTGGCCGCCGCTCAGCAGGACGCTGATTTCGTTGTCCCACAGCAGGCCGCCGCGCTGGTAGTCATAGCAGCAGATCGCCTCGTCGTTGCCGTCGACTTCGTTCGGGTCATTGCCACGCTTGAACGTGCCGTGGCCGCTGAATTGCAGCACGAAATAATCGTCGCTGCCGATCGGGCACTTTTCGGCCATGGCCCGCATGCACTCGACCACGCGGCGCTTGGTGGCATTCTCTTCGAGCAGCATCAGGGCGCTCGCGCAGGCTTCGCCGGGCGAGCGGAGTATATCTGCGGCGTTCTCACGGCCACGCCAGGAACGCGAATCGGCTCGACAGCCACCCAATTGGGCCGTCGTGCCGCGGTAATCAATCCCGATGAAGCAACCGTGATATCGCATCGAACCCGCTCCCTCGCAACCAACCATGAAAGCCGCGCCGGTACCGTCCGTCGCGGCCAAGTGAACAAGCCGGCCTAGTTGGCCAGCAGGTCGAGCACGCCCACCCACTGGGCCGCTTCGGGGGCAAACATCGGGATACCGATCTTGAGGGCCGCCAGCGCGGCTTTCAGCCACTTGCGATCGCGGGGAACGGCTCGCGCGCCCAAGTTGCCGTTGGCGCGGGCCAGCAACTCCTCTTCGAGGGCCAGCAGTTCCTCGGCCGTTTCCGGACCACGGGCCGCCGGCTGCGAAAACAGTTCGTCGAGGGCCGGGGCGGTCTGATCGCCCAAGGGGCGCACCACCAGCCACCGCTGGTTGTACGATTCGGCCGCCAGCAGTGCCGGCGCGGCATCGGCGTACTGGCCGAACAGGTCCAAGTGGGCAAATCCCCAACGCAGGGCCTGGCCAGCGGTGGGGAGAGTCGCGGGAACGAGAGACTTCGACACGGGGCACCTCGCTTGACTGATGAACACACACGAACAAAAAGTCGGCTCCGCGCCCGCGCATTCCCTGCGTTCGCGGAGCCTCCCAGCGGGTTTCGGTCATCAGCCGTGTGCCAACGAAAAAACGGCCGCTGGCTGATGCATGGATCGTCCAGGGCCGTTGGGGGCACGTTAGAAGCCGGCTCTTCCGGCAGTTGTCAGTTGCCAATCGTTTTCATTTCCGCTTCGCTGTCAACCCCGCCCGCTTCTTGGGCTGCGACGGCCGTGGTGGCTTTTGCAGGGCAATCCCCAGCCCCAGGGCGAGCTGAAACACCTCCCGGCACGTGGGCTGCGAGAACACTTTCACCGAGACGGGATGCCCGTTCAGCATCGAAATCGCTAACAACTGCAGGTCGCGTTTCAGCGGGTCCCATTCGAGCATCATTTCGCCCCGGGTTTCTTTCCAGCGCCATTGGTGGCGGCTCTCCGCTCCCTCGCCCCACGGGGTCAAGGCGGGCCCCAGTAGCTCGATCAGCCAGCCGGTGGTGGCGTCGACTTTCTTGCGGGCCTGGGCGTAGGGCGAACATTCGCCACGCACGATGGCCACCTCGTCGGGCGCTTCGACGCCCAGCGATACCCGGTTGCCTGACACTTTGGTGATCACCACCGTGGCCTCACCAACCACCAACGATTCCCCAGCCTTTCGCGATAGCACTAACATGCTCGCTCTCCTTGCGCTTCGTGGTTCACTTCCTCTGCCTGGCCCGCGCGGGCCAGCGTAATTCCGAGTTTCCGCGCGGCCCGCCAAACCTCGTCAGAGGCAGCCTGGCCGAACTGCGGAATGCGTTTGCCCGAATTGAGCAGGTCGAGCGCCTGCCGGATCGTCTCGCACCCCTGATTCACCAGGGAGTTGAACGTCCGTGCTTGAATCTCCAACTCGCCCAAGTCCGCGTCGAGCCAATCGGCCTCGCTGCGGGCCAGCACGTGCTGGCGTTCGACCCGGTCCAGTTCGAACTGTTTCCGCCCCTCGCGAAACGTCCGGGCGGCCAGGGGCCAATTGCCGGCCCGGAGGTGCAATTCGATCCGAGCCGCCAACTGCTGACAGAATTCCGGGTCGGGCGTTTCGTCGGCCGTGACGGTCGGTTCGCGTCGACTATCTGCAAACATCGTGCGAATGTCCTTTCGCATTGGGTAGCAGTTGCTTGCTACTTGTTAGACTCCCGCCAACTCCCGAAACCGCTGCAGAAAGAAAAACTCCGCGTCCTGCCAACACCAGGGAATCACGTGCTCGGTGTAGGATTCAACCTGGTCGAGGCTCCCCCAGTCGTGCGACGTTTCGCGCATCAGGTCGCGGCGTTCGGTGGCCAGCATCCGCAAATCGGCTTGCTTCACACTTTCCGGCATGGTGGCCGCCAGGCCGAACCGCCGGCAAATCGATTGCATCAACCGATCTTCGGCCTCGGCAAACGGCAGCAGCACCACCTGCCCCCGGTCGATCATGTTGACGAACAGTTGCTGTTTGATCGGCCGGGCCACGTCCGGCAAATACGCTTCCGTGGCGTCGTGCAGCAGGCCCCACAGCGCATCGGGGGGCGGCACGGCGTAGCTGACCAGCACCGAATGCTGGGCGATCGAATACGGCACGAGCGTGTGCCCCGTGAACCGGCATTTGCTGGCCAGGGCGTGGGCAATGTCGGTGATCGACAGATCGCCCGACACGGGATTGAGCGGAAAGAACCGGCCGCCGCTGTAGGTTTGAATCCACTGGCGATCGGTAACGGCATAATCGGCGTCGATGGTCATAACAACTCGGGGGCTAGGGGTTAGGGACTGGGGACTGGGGAGACGATTTCGCCTTCGCGCGTTTGCGTTTGCCTCGTGAACGTGACTCAGGCGGCTTGCTGCCAGACCGCACAAGGCGATCGTAAACTTCGCTCCAATACTGCTGAGCCGTGCGTTGCTGGGAGCGGAGCTGCACGAATCGACCGGCAATCCCACATTTTCGAAGCGCTTCGAAATTGAGGGCGCCATAAGCGACGAGCACAGAACCGTGGCCAGCATTTCCCGCAGTCGACCCGTCGGGACGATGAAAGTACAAGCGACCGCGAAGGAATAGCAGCGCGTCGGCTGCCTCCCAGACGTACGGCCAAAACCAGGATTCCACCTCCGTGCGTGCAGGCACTAGCGCGACGCCGTTGCCGTGCTCGGCGAGTCGCTGGATCCATTGTTTCAGTTCGTTCCCATAGGGAGGGTTCAGCCAAACTCGCCGACGTCCCCAGTCGACTTGGAGACCATCGACGGGCGGCGCAACCATTTCACCCGCCGTTCGATAGAACTGCTGCGGATGCGCGCACGGATCCAACTCAAATTCTCCGAGCGCCTGAACCACGGCCGGGGGCGTTAGCCAGTCGTTCGAATCGCCTCGAATCGGCTTCGTGTGAATTCCTCGGTTCATTGCTCAAAACATCCGTTGCTGGGGGTCGGGTTTCTTCGCTGGTTTGGTGGCCTTCGGTGGCGGGGCTGGCGCGGGCTGATCCGCCGGCCAGGTCCGCAGGTAACCACCCCGCTCGGCTTTGGCCCAGCCAGCCCTGCGCAGGGCTTCCAGGTCGTTCAGCACGTCATTGATCGTCAGCGGCTTAACGCCGGCGGCCACCATCGCGCGGTGAATCTCTTCGGCCGTCGCCACCAACTCGGGATCGAGATAAGCGGCCACAAGCTGCTGCCGCCGCGTCGGTTCACGCTGCGCGGAGGGGCTAGGAGCTAGGGGCTGGGGACTAGGGCGATGCTCAGACATTGGCATTCGCCTCCCGCTGTTTTTGCTGCGATGGCAATTCCGATTTGCTCTCTTCCAACTGAATCAGTCGATCGAGATACCAGCGGGCCTTTCGCAGATCCTCGACTCCGTTCTTGAACTTGTAACGAGCCACATACTTCACGACGTTCCCATCGTGAAAACCAATCCCCAAGCCTTCGATGGCGTCGATCACTTCCAGCCGGCCCTGGGTGTAGTGCGCAGGGTGGTTCACCGCTTCCTTAGCCACGCTGCACCTCGCTTTCGTCGACATACTCAAACTCGATCCGCTGCACGGTCGCGCTGCGGTCGCACCGCATGTGCCGGCAGAACATGGCGGCGAAGTCAATCGGGTCACCACCGGGGAAGCCTTCGCGCTCGACGTCGGCCGGCGTGAGCGTGGGGCCGTCGAGCACCACCGCGTCATTCTTCACGCAGCGGAGCAGGCACAGCCGTTTTTGTTTCTCGCCTGGCTTCAAGCCCATGCACTTTTCGACGGCCCAGAACAGTTCGCCGGGCTTCAAGTTCTGCCACCCCAGCCGGCGGGTAACGGTTTTCGTGCGGTTCAAGATCTGCGCCGTGGTCAGCGCGAACGACATTGCTCTAGCCATGTTGCACCTCCGGCACGACGAACCATTCAATCTTGCCCCGTTCAAAGGCCTTGCGGCCGGGCAGGGGATTGGCCTGGCACCACGGGCCCGACGAGAGGCAGCAGTACCAGCCGCCGTGCCCCCAGCAAATCGAGCAGGGGACGTTGGGCTCCGGGTCCAAACAGCAGCAGCAATCCTCGCCGCAGTCGTGGTCGATCATCCCGTCTTCGTCGCAGTTGTCGCAGTCGACGAAATAGCAACTCGCCCCGCAGCGAGCGCACTGGCATTCCCAGTTCTGGCCATCGGCCGGCGGAAACTCGGCAATCACGCGTTCGGATCTACACACGGGCACCTCCGGGAATTCGTCCCACGGGCGGCCGTCGAGCAGGCGGCCGGCGGCATGCTTGCCGACGCGCTCAATCGCTTTGTCGGTGTCTTCGTAGTTGGTCGAACAGTTCGACAGAATGCCGTCTGAGACGTCGCCGGAAACCCACGATGTTTCGCCGTTCACTTTCATGCAGGTGAGTGGCTTGGACTCGGGGTAATAGTCGTGCGTGTGGTACGGTGCCCACTCGCCCCAATGCTTGAAAAAGAACGGCACGCTGGCGGCCTGGCACTGATCCCGCAGCGAGCGGGCCCAATCGGGGTGCATCGGCCGGGCGTTGTGGCCGCTTTCCCCGCCGACGATCACCCAGTGCAGTTGGCGGATCTCTTCGCCGCTCCGCAGCACTCCGGATTTTGCCAGTTCCGTGAAAGGCAGTTTCACCGGCCCCAGCAGCGGCTCGCAGGAGAGGAACCGCACGGCCGCCGGGCATTTGAGCAGGTGGGGAATTCGCGTATCAGCCTGCTGTTGATTCTCGACCGACGTTCCCAGCCAGACGTTAGGCAGCGGCCACTGATCGTTGTAAAGAAAATCAGCGATCCCAGCCCGCTCGGCGACTCGCTCCATGCCGTCATAGAGCAGGTCGCGAACATTGACCGTGTTGCAGAACTCGGCCATGCGATCCGGCCGCTTGGTGAGCACCTGGAACGTGTGCTCCGGAGAAAGGGCCATGGCCCCAAACACGTCCGCGACGTGACTCAGCGGCACGGACTCATGGAATAGATCGCTCATCGAATTGACGAACACGCGGCGCGGTTTCTTCCACGTGAGCGGATCGCCCAGAGCCTCGGTAATCAGGTTGATTTTTCCCGTCCAGACGATCTTCCCGCCCCGTTTCTCGGTTAGCCCGATATAGTGCCGCTTCCGGCCCGGATCGCGCCCAGCCGCAATGTCAGCCTCGGCCATCGCCGCCAGGCGGTAGGCCATGCCTGCCGCGTAGCAGTTCGCGCAGCCGGGCGAAACTTCCCTGCAGCCGGCCAAGGGGTTCCACGTTTCATCGGTCCATTCAATTGCGGTTGCCATGGTTTGAAGGGGGTTAGGGACTAGGGGCTGGGGACTAGGGGCAGAAGGCAATTACCACACGCCGTACTTTGCCACGGTAACCGCGCGTTTGGCGGTAATCCGGGTCGGCTTCGCTCGCTGGTTGGCCGGCATTTGTTCGATCAGTCGCAGGGTGACCGACCAGCAGGGCATTTCCCGCATGCGAATCTCGAACGTGTGATGCCGGTCGGCCGTTTTGATCAGCACGTCCCAGCCACCCTCGACGCGCCGCCACACGGCCAGCACGTTGCCGCCGCGATAGGTCCCGACGAGCGTCACTTCTTGCAACTCGGTCTTTTTGCCTGCCATCACTTCACCTCGAACAGTTGGGGGGTAGTTACTGCTTTGACGAACAACGGGTGCCTGGGGCTCCAATCCTGCGTATAGCCCAGGCAATGGAGTGGCTGAACGATCACCGTTCGCACGGCCACAATGTGGGTTTGCCACTGCACGCGCGGACGGTATCGCGTGGCAAGGGTGCCCCAGGCGGCCACCACCAGCCGAGCATTGCCCGCGTGCTCAGCAATCGCGTTCAGGTTCCCCGGGCCAACAGGATCCACCGCCGCGACCATGTCCAGCGGCTCGGTCGCGCGGAACGCGTACAGGTTCAGCATGTACAGGCCGTCGAATTTCCACCGCTTGGCGAAGTCGATGCACCGGCGAATCGTGGGATCGTTGGCAGTTTCGTCGGCCGTCGACGGGTTCAGGCCGATGAATGCCACGCGGTTGAAAGGATCCTCGCCCCATTGCCGCCAGAGGGCATAACGCCACGTCCGGCACGGCGAGAAATCCGCCCCCGACTGATCGGCAAATAGTGATTGCTGGGCCATCGGTCTAACCCTCCGCCATCGCGCAAACGTCGAACGCAAACTGCTCCGCCAATCGCCGCCACCAGCGCGGGTGATAGTGCCGATCGAGGCGACAATGCCACACGTGGCCGTTGAAGTACATTTCGAGCGAGGTAAACGCGTCGTGGTGCGGATCGCCGCCCCCTTTGAACGTGAACAGTTCCACGATCCCGCCCCGCGCCGCATAGATTTCGGCCTTGCCGGTCCCGTCGGGATCCAGGCGGTAGCTCTTGTAAACCTTCGACTGCCAATAGCTGCCGATGTTCATTTGCGGGGTTGTCATCGGGTCACCTCGTTAGTTGCCGCATAAGTTCGACAAAAGCCACTGCACCTTGCAGCGGTACAACTCCGTTGCCTCCGCAGCGAAGGGCATCGCCTCGGGACGCGTCCAGTACCATGGCCACCCCATCAACCAGCACACGAAAACCGGGCTCAATCGCCGGCCAGAGCGTTTCGGGGATGGTTTGCCAGTCGCTGCCCGGGCCCGGTGCGAAAATTCCCCGGTCTGCGTCGCATGGCTCAAAGAAGTTCCGCCGCTGCGGGACGGCAGATCGGTCCCCTTGTGATCCCTCGCGTTCGGAGTCGGCCATGCCTTCGCTGAATCCTTCAGCCCCAGATTCTCGCCCTGCTCCTGCCGAGTCGCTGACCCGCTGTCCGATCCGTTCGTTGCCATCGATGCTCGCGGAGTCGGCCAACTCTTCGCCTGGCCTCCCAACAGTTCCTCGCCGATCCGATCCCCACCCCGGCTCGTCGAACCACCGGCTGCTGCTGACGGGCTGGCCCACATCGCGGTATCGTCCGCTAGGTTCGCTTGCCCCCCCCGATTGCTGCTCGGGTTGTTGTGTTTCCGGTTCCCGCGATTTGATCGCTCGCTGGCCTCCGGTGTCGCCCACATCGCGACATCTTTCCCCAGCGTCATTGGCTTGCCCTGTGGGCGGTTCATCTCCGCTTCGCTGTACGGAGACGTTCCCCGCTTGTCGTCGCTCGCGGCCGGCGTCGGCCAGTTGGATGCCGCTTCGCGAATGTTTTCGCCCATCACGCCGTTGGAGTAGCTTGCCGTGTTGCAATCCGGCGTCGGCCAGCACTTCGCCGAATCCGGCAGCGTTCGATCGCCTTCCCTGCGCGGATTGGAGCATTTCTCCCCATCGCAGGCCTGGGCGGTAGGCCAGCACGAAAACGCGTTCCCGTCGATGACTCGCTCCAACCGATTCCGCAGTGACAAAGAGCGGTTCAGCGAGCTTGTAACCCAGGCGGCATAATTCCTCTCCGACAGGTCGAAACCAGCCTCCGCGAACCCAGGGAGGCACGTTTTCGAGGTAGACCAGGGAGGGCTGACACTCGGCCACACAGCGGAGGAACTGCGGGATCGGCCCGCTGTTGTCGGCGCCGTAGCTCCGCGCGTCGCTGAGGCCCGCCTGCTTGCCGGCACACGAATAGGGCTGGCAGGGGAGGCCCGCAAGAACCGCGTCCACCACCCCACGAAACGGCGAATAGTCGACTTCTGCCAGATCCCCGCACCAAATAGGTGCTGGCTCCAGGCTTTGCTCTTCCATCCGCGCCAGGAGGCAGCGCGCAGCGTAACTTTCCCACTCACACAGCAGCGCAGGCCGGGACTGCCAGCCGAAGTATTCGCACCCTCGCGCGAAGGCTTCGTCGAGCATTCCAACGCCGCTGCAAAGGCTGATCGTATTGAGGACGGGAGCAACCACACGTCTACACTTCCTTTCCTAGTTCGCTAAGCTGCCGACCTTCCGCCTGTTCGATCAATCGCTGGGCGGCCGCTGGGTCGACCACTTCGTCCCGTTCGATCGCGATAAAAAAGTGATCTCGCCAGGTGCACCCGTCCTCGTCGACAAAGTGCCGGGGCGTCCGCTCGTCGGCCAGGCCCAGCACCCGCGTGTGGTAGTAAGTGCCCGGCACGACGCGCCAGCCATCGAGCAGCAGGCCGTTGACCTCTTCGCGAAAAAACCGCGACGAGGAATTCATCACCACCGCTTGCACGCGGCGGATTTCGAGTTTGGGGCGTCGGGCCATGGCTATCGCTTTCCCTTCCCGCCCAGGGCCTTATCCAGCAACGGGCCCTTGTCGGCTTCGGCCGCTTTCAGCGCCTCCAGCGCCGTGGCTCCCGTGCCGACGGGTGGCCGGTGGGTGATGCTGTTGAACAGTTCGCACCGCCATTGCTTGCCGGCCATGGTCAGCGACACAAAAAAGCCACTCTCGCGTTGCCACCTGGCCAGCTCTTCAAATTCCTGCATTTCGCTTTCCCTTTCGCGTTCGTAGGCCACGGCCTGTTGCTGTAAATCCCCACTCATCCGGGCCGCGTCGACCCAGGCAAAACTCAGTTCGGGATGCGATGCCCACCGCCCCAGGGAGCGCTGCGCGGCTCCAAACTGGTCGGCATGGCAAACCACCACGTAGCGTTCGGCCCCAATCACGGCCACGCTGGCAAACACGTCGCTAGGCCTGTTCATTTGCCGTCCCTCGCGATCCAGTCCGTGAGCTTTCCCTCGTCGCAGTCGATCGCCGGAGTGCGTTCGTTCGCTTCCCAGCAGGCGAGCAGTTTGCTGGCATCGGGAACGTAGCCCGCGACGCGCTGCCACTGCCCCCGGCTGATGAGCGTCACAAAGAGGGCCACGCGATTGCGCTGCACTTTTTCCTTGGGCAGCTTGTTGGCATACATGCCAGCGGCCACCGTCAGGAGCAGATCGGCCACGGTGGGCCCGCAGACGGGCTTGCTGGTCGACAATTGGCGACGATGCCAGTCGAGCAAGCGTGCAAACGACCCCAGGTGTTTGAGGCCTAGCCCCTTCCACACGGAGTACTGCCAGATACCAGCCGGCAACGGTTGAAGTTGGCGCTGGCTCGCCGCCTGCAGTTCCGGCAGCTTGGCGAACAGGTCTATCCGCAGACCCGCCGCGTCGGGAGCAATCCGCTGCAGCCCGACTTCCTCAGCCGAATCCCTCACCATCCGCGGTTCGGTCTCCGGATCCGGGTTTTCTTGAATACAAGAACCCGGAATAAGATCATATTCCTTAGAAGAAGGCGCATTTTGCCACTGGGTAGTGGCATCCTGCGACGGGGTGGTGGCATTTTGCCACTGGGGGGGCGCAAACTGCGACGGTGAAACCGACGCGCCGTAGTTGGCGGAAATCGCGTTCCGAACCAGGCTATCGATCGTCGGCCACAGAATACGGTATTCGTTCTTGCGGGCCCCGCCGTCGGCGTCGAAGGTTTGCCGGATCGACACGAACTCGACTTCAAACAGCCGATTGGCCATGCGGATCGCAGTCGACCGATTGCACCACAGCACCTCGCCGATTTCGTCGTAATCCTTCACCAGACCGCAGTGGGGTGTTTCGACGTTGAAGATCCACAGCAAGAACGACCATTGGCGAAGATCGGCCCCGGGGGTCGCCTGCAGGGCCTGCCGCAGCCGCCGCCGCTGGTCGGCCGCGTTGCTGTTGAAATCCAGCAGGTACTGCGCTGGATCGCTCTTATAGGGCTTCTTGGCGCCCATGCTGGTCAGATCCTTCGTTGAAGCGAGTCCGTTCGCCCGTGGCGTCAAATGCCACGGGGCAGGGTTGGCAGGCGGTTGATCAGCGCGTGGTTCACGCGCGGTGGTGGCAGTTTCTAGCCGTCGGGCAGTGCGTCGACTTGGGCGTCGGTCAGGTCCCTAACCTCGAGATTGAACGACTCGTGAAACTGGTCGATGGTTTGCTCGCCGGCGAGCACCTGGCGAATGTCCTCCTGCAGCAGATTGCCCAGCCCCCGGTGGGCGGTGGCCGCGTCGCCGGCATACCACCAGCAACCATCACTTTGCGTCGTTCGCACGAACAGGCGTTTACTCACGTGATTTCCCCGTTTGAGGTTGATAGAAAGTTGCCAGCCTGGGGCGTGATCCAGGCCGGCGGTGCGCTGCGCGCCCGGCGCTAGTAGCCATCGCCATAGCCATAGCCATAGCCATAGCCATCGCCATAGCCATAGCCATCGCCATAGCCATCGCCAGAGCCATCGCCATAGCCATCGCCAGAGCCATCGCCATAGCCATAGCCATCGCCATAGCCATAGCCATAGCCATCGCCATAGCCATAGCCATCGCCATAGCCATCGCCAGAGCCATCGCCATAGCCATCGCCAGAGCCATAGCCATAGCCATAGCCATAGCCATAGCCATAGCCATCGCCATCGCCATAGCCATCGCCATAGCCATAGCCATAGCCATCGCCATAGCCACTTTCGATGGCAGCGTTGACCGCCTTTTCAACGGCGGCAAATTTCGGTTCGACCTTCAATCGCCCCGCGAGCCACTTGCGCCATTCGCCGGGCGCGGATTGCCAGGTCACTTGGCTTAGTTCCTGATCGCGGGCCCAGGCGATGGCCTCGCGGCATGCCCCCAGCTCGACGAGCAGGAACTGCAGCGGCTGGCGCACGCCCACCGTTAGGACTGCCATGGCGCTTTCTCCCAGGCTTCCACGGCGGCCGGCGAGACTTCGAGCACCGCCGTAATTGCTCGCAATTCCATGTCGGCAGCAGGCCCGACGCGGCAGCTTTTGGTGGGGCCATTCGCTGCCAGCCCCACGAATCCCTTGCAGTCGGCCGACCAGTACACGCAATTCCGCGCCCGCTTGAGCGCGATCACCTCGCCGCCGGTCTCGGTGGCGTATCCGAAAAACACGCCCCGATGCTCCGTGCAAACGATCACCGGACGTTCTGCCGGTGCTGCGGCGGCTGCCGCTTCCTTCGCTTTGGTTGCCATGTCAGACACTCCTCGCCGATAAACCGAAAAACACACAGTGACGGCCAGCGGGCTCGAACCGCTGCCACGGGGCGTTGTGAGCTCCCCGCGGTCGACCTGCACCGTCAAAACCGCCCGCGGCCTTTGCCAAACCGCGAGCGGCCATTTCTGGACCGATTTGCCGATGGTGGGCAACACGCCCAGGGGCTCGGCAGCGATCATCGCACCCATCCAGTGGGCCACTCGTCGAGACTTGACGAGCAGCGAACTACCGCCGCAGCGGTCTATGGCTACTTCGCGGGTTTTTTCCGGCAACCCGCGTTTCGCCTCCCAGGGACCGGGATTTCGTGACGTGCACGCCTAACCCATCGGCGCGGGGTCGGTCTCGGGTTAGCGACCGAACCCCGCCACCGATGGTCAAGCAATGCGGCTAGGGCGTGCCAGCCAGCAGCGTGGTCCCCTCGGGGAACTCGCTGTTAAGGCGGGTGCGGACGATTTCGATCGCCTGCTCGTACGCCCGTGTCAGCCCCGTGGGTTCCACCTGCACGTACAGCCGTGATTGCAGCACGTCGATTTCGACCGTCACTCGAATGACAAAGATTTGGTCGCGAAAATCGCAATGGTCGAACAGCGGAAAATTGACGTCGAAAAACTGCGGCTTATCATCCCCTTCGACTTTGGCCACGATATCGTTGTCGAACGACTGGCTGCTGGCCTGGCGATTGGCACGCGTGTTCTTGAGCACCTGGAAATTCAAGGTGCGATAGGCCAACAGAATCGATGGATCGACGCAGCCGGCCAGATCGTGGAACAACGTGCGAATCAAATCCTCCTGAGTGATGGCCGTTTTTTCGTCCCAATCTTCCAGCAGCTCGAGCTGGGGCGACGGCGGCAACTCGAGGTGGATCGCTTCGTCACGAAACCGATCATCGGGAAACACGGAAACCTTACGCCCGGTGAACCACACGGGAGACGGCACTTCTCCCGTGCTCCCCTTGCCGACGAACGCCTTGCACGCCTCCACAAAGTCGACCACGGTCGCCACCATGTGGTTGCGCTTCGTGTGCTGCCGGGGAGTCTCGATCACCTCGTGCGAGCCATCGGCCTTGATGAGCATGCGGCGATCGGGATCGTTGGGGAACTCCTGCACCTTGGTGGTTCGCTTCTCATTGCCCAACTGCACGAGCACGTTGATGGCATCCGCAATCAATGACGACATTTTCCAAACTCCTCAGACTTTGACAGGAACGCTCGAAACCGTGGATTTGCTGGGCTGCGTGGGCCTCCGCCAGCAGAGAGGTATAGGAACACTTACGACGCTGGCCGGGTGTGGTCGTTAGAACCGACGAGAGTCACCCGGATCCGTTCGCGGCGAAGTGCGTCCCACTCACCGGCCAGTGTTAGGAACCTACTGCCGCTGATCGACCATCGGGCGGCTTCACGTCGGCCTGCCTCAGCGGCAGCGTCTGCGACTCACTCACCACCGTGGGAAACGCTCGTTGGCGGTGATCGTTGGGCGAATGCGGGTTGAACAGAATGTTGTGATCCTGATCGAAACCGCAGTCGTATTCCCGCGACTTGTAGTCGGGGGTCACCAGGTTGAAGCCGACCCGCAACGCGCAGCCATCGACCACCACCACCTCGCGTTCTTGAATGGGATCGTCCTCGACGTGCGTTTTGGGCTTCATTTCGAGGGTGATCCGCACCTTGCGCGGGCGTTTGTCGCTGGGGCGGGCGTGCATGTCGGCCGCCGCTTTCTCAATCAGCCGCTGGATCTGTTTGGCCACCGCGCCGTTGCCCAGATCCTGAAACGTCGAAAAGTCGAGCTGCAGCAGTTGTTCGCTATTCGTGGTCCCCATCACCGATCTCCGAAGCCGAAGGTTGATAAAATTGGTGGTTCGTTACTCGTCGCGGCTTGGCTCGGCCGCCACGATCAGGTGCGCGTGCTGGGCTTTCAGCGCGGCCAGCTTTTTCTCGCGAATGTGCTCCACAGCCCCGGCCAGTTTCTCGTCGGCAACGGTCTGCAGCGCCGGCGGCAGATCCTCATAGTTGGCCAGGTGGTCGACGATGAACTGCGGCAGCGATGGGCACAGGTCGAGGCGGACTGCTGGCCCGGTGTCGTGTTTGATGCAAAGTCCCTGATAGTGGCGGCCCATTTAATCGCTCTCCTGCTCTTGCAGTTCGTTCACGGCTACGTCAATCACCATTTGCGTGCTGGCCCCGTGCGGATCACTTTCGACCAGGTCTGTCACCTGCTCCCGCATGCGGGCCGGCAGCCGGTCAAAGTGGGGCGGGCAAAACACCAGCGGTTTCTCGACCTGCACGCCGCAGCCGTTCACCGGGCAGCGGTTGAATTCGGGTTTCTTCGGCGCTGGCGGGGCGTATTCACTCACGAGCGCACCTCCGCCGGCTGGCGCACCACGGGCGATTCGAGGGTGAACGCCATGCGGTAGGCATCGCCGCCGATCACCGCCCAATCGTCCCCCAGCAGGTCCGAACCCTCTTTGATCGTCGACTGATGCCGGAATCCGCAGGCCTTGAAAAACTGCTGGGCGGGCAGGTTGTGCTCGCGGACGGTGGTCACCAGCCGGTTGCAGCGCCCGGCCGACGCGGTCAGCTTGCCCCGCAGCTTGTCGAGCATCGCCCGGCCGATCCCCTTGCGCTGCCAATCCGGATCGACGGCGATGTTGAGCAGTTCGAGCTGCTGACGTTCGAGCGTGTACAGAAAGAACCCGACCACCCGCTCGTTGACCTCGGCCACAAACGGACTGCAATTGCGCTGCCGCATGGCGTCGATGAAATCATGCTCTTCCCAGGCAATTTCGGCCGGGAAACACCGCTGTTCGATGGCCAGCACCTCGGGCATATCGCGGCGAATGAGCCACCGCAGCACGGGTTTGGCCGCGGGATCGACGGGGGACTGGGCCAGCCGCTCGCGCAGCTGGGCGGCCAGCGATTCCAGCGACTCGATCACGTTGCGGCAGCCAGTGCGCGACACCACCACCGACCGCTGGCGCACTTCCAACTTGCGGCTGAGGGCCGACACGTCGTCTTGCAACTGCCGCACGAGCAGCAGGTCGACTTCGGTCAGCAACACGTCGTCGGGACTAGGTTTCATCGGTCGATGCCTCCAGCAACGAAAACGGGCCGGCAGCAGCCCACCGCGACAAGCGATAAGCCACTGCCGGCCCGCGAAACAGCGAGCGAGAGATTGACCGTTACCAGAGCGCCGGCAATCGCAGTCGGAATTGATTCAGCACGTCCACATAGTGGCCCGTGGTGGTGCGCGCGTCCGAGTGATCCAGCGCACTGCGGCAAAGTTCCTCGATCGAGGCCATGCCCAGTTTGGCCAACTGGTCGCCGTGCATCCGCCGCCAGGCATGCGGGCTGAGCCACTTGGCCTCGGGAATGCCCGCCCGCTTCTGCAGGCCGTCGTGCAGCGATTGAATCCAACGGTCGCCGTGCGGCTGAAACGAAATCGGCTCGCTGGTCACGCTCGAACGCCGGCAGTCCTGCATGGCTAAGAACAGGAGCGGGTGCACGATGATCCGCGTTTCCTTTTGCGTTTTGGTCACCAGGTGCTCGGGAATGTTGAGCCACCAGTGGCCATCGTCGGCCTGCTCGACCACCTGCCACGTCAGCCGGCGAATCGTTCCCGATCGCAGCCCGGTGTACAAGTGCATCGCCAGCCGGCAACGCCACCAGTAATAGGGCGGCACGCCCGTTTTGTGGATCGATGGCGATTTCGCCTCGACGGCCGCCGCCATGATGGCCTGCGCCTGGGCCAGGGTGAAGCAAGGTTTGAGCTTGCTTTTGACGGTCGGCAACCGCAGGTGCGGAGCCTCGGCCAGCACGCCCTTCGACGGGCGATTGGCGTCGCGCGTGGGTCCCGTGCGGTGCAGCACGGCGCGAATGTTGCGCAGGTGTTTGTGCTGCGATTCCTTGGTCAGCGGATGTTCTTTGCCGAAGCGACCGCGGCGATAGGTCCCCTTGCGCAGCCCCTCTTGAAACAACGCGAGCGTGAATTCGTCGATCTGACTCAGCGGCGGATCCCCGGTGAGCTTCACCCACCAGTCGATTGCATTGGCGTACAGCTTGTGCGTGTTCTCGGTGCAGTCCCGCTCCGCGGAGAGGACGATCGGCACGAACCAGGAGCGGTAGAACTCGCTCAGCGACATGCGCGGCGAAATCGGCGAGGGGCCGTTGTCCGTGTCCGGAGAATCTTCGGGCACGAACAAACTCAGGCGATGGGCTGGCGACAAACGGGGCTGATAAATCAT